AAAAGTTGATGCATTTGCAGTTATTGAAGTAGATGAATTTTGAATGCTAATTACAGGTTGTGATGTAGCAGGAGGGCCTAAAATTAGACCGGTTTTAATTTTAAATTCGTTTGCCATTAATTGATATATATTATTTTTCTTTCACTGTCCAGAAAAGTTTATTGCTGTAATATATTTATCTTCTTTTTAATATGATGTTGATTCATTATAGAAGTTTTAAACTTTAACACAACTTTAACACTTAAATGTGAAACTTTTTATGTGAGTACCATAAAAATAGATATCTAGTTCTCCAGGAAATCTATTACTCTAGTCTGATACCGCTGTTTGAAAGCTGATCTGAACTGCTCGAAGCTGTCTACCTGCTGGAAACTCCTCGAAGCTGTCTAGCATAATCCAAACAGCTTCTGATTCGTTAAAATACTTCTTTTTTATCCTGTGATTACATATTTACATGATGTATCTAATATTGTATTTAATCCCCATGATAATGATACATCACCATTCCCATATATTGAAACGCCCGTGTAAATCTGTTCGTTAAATTCATAAACTGCTATTTGTAATGGGCCTGTACCAAGTAAATGTCTAGTAGCAGGAATAGAATAATTAGATTGAATAGTTCCATCAAATGTTCCAGAATATTTACTTGCATAATATGAAGCATCTGTAACTGAAATTGTAATTGTTGAAGCATCTGAATCTATTGTAGTTCCAAGACCAGCTATCAATTCTTTAATATATGCAATATTATTTGCCTCTGTAGAATATATTGAATGCTCTCCTGCTAAGGTGCTTGTAACTGCGTCAAGCTTATTAGTAGATAAATCATTTATTTGTTCAGCTAAAATCTCTATAGATGCATCAATTATAGTACCATTAAATCCAAGAATAACACTATTAGCATCACTTGAAATAGTAACGTTTCCGGAACCCTTTATTTCTTTTAAATAAAATGTAGTATCTACTGAAGTATCTAAACGTCCTTCATAAATAGCTCCTGACGAATCTAATAGATTCTCTATTTTAATGGAATGAGAAGGCCCAAAATGATTCGCATTATTGATATAATATAATCCATTTTCACCTTGCAATAAGTCTGCGTCGATAATCGATGAGCTTGGAGTGGCCTTATTTGAATCATAGGTTAATAATATATTTCCAATATTACCTGAGATTGCAGATGAACGAGAATATTTTATATGAATGTAAAAGTTTTCATAATCTTGAAAACTTATTGCTGCTAAATTTACTTGATTAAAAGTTTGCCAATTGTTCCAGATAAGATTATCAAAGGACCATTTAAATTCTTTTTTTATAAAAGTTCCAACTAATTCTTCTTCTCTAAATGACCGCATACGCTCCACATTTTGAATTGGAGACATATTTCTAAATTCAATGGCTGTTATGTATGTACGACGATCTGGAAAAACATATTGCATGAAAAATCTTTATTTTATTATTTATTCGTTATTTAGCAAACAAGAAAGGTATTAATTTTTTAAGAACTTCATTTGCAATACCTGAAAATTGAACTGTGGTTAATTCTTGTAATGTAGCAGACGATGATGCTGCCAAAATAATTTGAGTATACGATGTAGTATAAATTGGTGACATTGAGTTAGAACTACTATCAAACGCTACAAGATTACCTCCATTTGCAGTGCATTGTATAAAACTCGGACCCGGTCTATTTTCAAAAGCTAATTGAGCATTTAAAAGTGACACAGTTAATCCAACATAAACTCCGTTCCCAAGTGGTTCTTTTCCTGAACCACTTACAATAATAGGTTTATCCATATTCGTAGTTTCAGCATTTCTTAAAGTATCATAAAGATCCTGCATAACAATAGAAACTGATGGTGATGCTATTGTTATAAGTCTTGGGGATGATAGCCAATTTATTGATATGTCACTTCTGATCATAATGATTTATTTTATATATTTAGTTCGTCTGAAGGTCACTTATAAGAGTAACTGGCAAAGCTATATCGATACTTTCAATATTTATGTATCGATTATATGGTTTATACCCATATTTTCTAACGCGCCATACTGAATTCGTAACGGGGTCACCATCATAAACTACAGTTGCTACACCTAAACCATTAGTAGAAGTGTTTAAAATATAAGGAATTGTAGATGATGCATCATCAATGTATGTATATGCACCAGGAATTGGCACATCATTTTCATCCTTTACTATTATTGAAAGATTAATAGTTTGAGATGAATAAAGTATTGATGGATCGATATAAGTATAAAATTGAGCACCATCAATATATGAAGTGAATGAAGGGCCTAACGCAAATATATTTGTTGATACGTTCGTAGCTCTTAAACTGCCATCCAGCCTTGTTATATTCTCAAGCATTTGAAATGATCCCGATGCATCTGATACCCATATTGTTCCAACTAATGAACCCACTGATACCTCAAATACATTACTTACTATGGCAGTCGCTGAGGAATTTACGCCTTTAATAGTTTCACCTATAACAAAAGGATTAGTTTTAGCTCCATATTCCATGAACTTGACAGCTTCTATTTTAAGTTTCAAATTAAATCCGGTGCTTGCTGATAGAGTTTCAGCTAACATATTAGAAGAAGTACAAGTTCTGAATCCTGTATATCCTGGGCCTTTATCAATATCATACATTAAATTTAATCCTTCAAGTAAATCATTAGTAGTTCCTAAATCTAAACCATTTAATTTATAAGGCATCATTACAGTAGAAATTGAGCCATCTTGTAAGTATGTTTTAGGAACACACCTAAATCCAGAAACTCCATATATTTTATGTGGCCATGTATAAATTATTCCATCACTTGGGTTCTGTAAATAAAGTCTTCCATTTGCAAATTGTGAGGATGAACTCAAAAGATTATAAGGAGCTGGATCTTTTATAGATGCAGTAAAATTAATATGAAGTGCTCCTGTTGATGAGTTCCAATAAAGCTCATTGAAAATAGAGTCATATACGGCTATATATGAAGTGGCCATCCCATCTATAGCTGACCCTAATTGATAAGATTGTATTGTTGATGTTCCTATTGGCGTTGCATTTCCACCCGACATTCCTTTTATAATTGTATTTAATGTATTACTAGCAATTGGATTATCAGAGTTATTGATTCGGATATTTTGTAATGTTAAGGTATCAGATGTATTTGCTGCCATATATACTGGAGATACCCCAAGAAAATTTGGATATCCACCGATATTTAAATTATGAACAAAATTATTATTTGACCCAATATTTAAGTAAAAATAATTTAAAATTAAAGAATAATTTAAAAATGTGTTAACGTTTAATATCCTATTATTTGTTACACCAGTATTAAAAATTATTCCGTAAGTTACAGCATTGGCTTTATTAAGTTGATCAACTCCATTTATTACATTATATTGACTATTGTTATATAAATTAATGATACCAGGATGATATCCCGCATTAGTTATATTAACAACTCTATTTAGTAACGATGGCGAAAATCCTTTTGTTGAACTACAATATACTTCAGTCCACAAAGTACCAGTTGGAACAGTTGCATGATATCTAACTTCGATTCCAGAATTAGATGTTTCATCACCATATGATCTGCAATAAGGTTTCATTATAATAGGATATCTTGTGCTATTAATGTTTGTTACCGGAGAAACACCGGTCGGAATTGGCGGATCAGCGATATCTCCTAAATTTGCCATAGATCCAGCAACTAAAAGTCTTCCTCTATTCTCTTTTATATAAATTGACGCTAAAAGTGATGAAGCATCCGCCCTAAATGTAGTGCTAAATCTTCCAAACGATGAATTAACAGTGAAATTTGTAGAAGAATTTCCGACGCCAGTTAACATAATAACTCCATTTGTAATGCTCACATCATTGAGAGGCTCGCCCGCAATATAACAGGAAAATGTATATGATGCATCTATTGCTGTTCCAAATCTTTGTGAAATATTTCCCATAGAAGCATTTGCAACTAAAAGATCTGCGTCTGAAGTAACATTATTCATTATAAGTACTGGCGATGGCGCTTGATCTGCAGTAATTATAATATTTGATGCAGTCCATGTAGTTTGAAATGTATTATTTTGTAAAATTCTATTTGTTGAAATTTGATTCGGGTCATGTACATATACCTCTTGTTCTGTGCTATCATGATACGTCATCGTTCCATTGATTGAAGAATCATATTTCCTAAGTACAAAATAATAAGTTGAGCCGTCATTTATTGGCTTTCCAGTTATAGTTGCAGATGAAGTATAGGTTGCTTCAGTTACTATAGGTTCGGTTACTGCTATTTGAAGTGCAGATATAGATGAAATAGTTTTAGTTCCATTATTTATAGGATTAGTACAACCTGTAATTTCTATTACATCACCTATTTGATATCCATCTTGATTTAAAAAATCTCCTACAGAACTATTTATTTGATGAGTAGCTAGAAATGTTATTGGTCTGCTTGGTGATGCAGTTATTAGCATTTTATTTTGAGAGTGTACTGCCGTTAATGTTGCGAGCGAAGAATATGCGGTTTCTAGTAAAGTGGGCTCTACAACAGTTAGTTTTAATGTCGAAACATTAGATAATGTGTAATTTCTATTATTAAGATTAGTTCCCGTTACTATAAGTTTATCATTGATTTTATAGCCGTCAGTAATAAAGGATCCAGTCGATGCAGTTATTCCATGTGATGCATCAAACACTAAAGTTCTGCCTGCTGCTGCTGTCATAGTAGGTTTAGCAAGTGTATATGTCCACTGGGCAACTGATGGAGAATTACTACTAAATACTTTTGTAGACGAATTTTTAGTAAAACCTCTAACATCGCCTTTATAAATTTCAAATGCGGGAGTAGTAGCTGATGGATTTCTTTGTGGCCAACCAAATACTACACTTTTTGATGCAGAACAATATGCTGAAAACCATTCTGGAAATAATCTGTCAGCTAAAAATGGTGTGGCTGAAAATTCTGAACTATCCCAATATGCATCTCTACTTCTCGTAAAAAAATTTCTAACTTTAAAATAATAAGGCGTATTATCTACTAATTCTTTATCAGTAATTGGGTCATATCCTATACGTTGTCCTGCAGAATAGCCCATTGTCATATTACGCATATCATGCGAGTATGTCAAATTTTTAAATGTATTATTAGATGATAATATTGCTGTTAATGGCATCAATCCATAAGTTTCTATATTTTCAAATACTGAATCGTTTACATATTGATTCAATAAAATTCCACATTGTCCTGCTATATAATTTTGTAATTTATAAAGTCTTACATTTTTTATATTCAAATTATTTGAATATCCCACTTCAAACAAACCATATGGCGCTGTCAGTGTGCCTGTGGCACTCGCCATTGAATTCACGACTCCCACTAAATTATCAATATTCATATTATGAAGAAATGTAGCAGTTGTAAATATGTTTCGTAAATTATCGCGACCAGCCCGATCATATCCACCTAAAGTAGGAGAATAATTTCTTCTAGCCGGCATTAAACTCATTCCATAATTTTTTATATTGACATTATAGCATTCAGTTAATGTTGGCAGATTCCAAACTCCTACATTTTTTATATTAATAGTTTGAGATTGTGTATAATCTAATAACGCTTCATCTATTAAACATGTATCTAAATTTATACTACCGCCATTAATCATATTAATATACATTGATAACGAGGCTGAATTTGTCATTAAATCTACTGGTATATCTGACGTAAGCATGATATTCGGTATTCTAACTTTTGCACCTAATGGAATAACATTTCCAAATACACCATCACCAAACTGTATAATATTAGTTAGTTGCGCGCTATACGGATTATATATTGAAACATCAACCTGTCCTATACCCGCCACGCATGGAGTATTTAATGTTGCAGTAGAGCTATTAATAATTTTTTCAATTACAGTATTTGATGGTATAGCAGTATTAGATTTTGATGTAATATGTGCACCTGTAAAAATTTTTGATGTATCTAAAAGAATTGTACGAGACTGAATATTAGTTGACACATTATTTATAAGAAGCAGATTATCTTGATCTGGTGAAGGTTGTTGTACAAAGAAATTTCCTCGGACTCCATTGTTTACGGCTGACAATCCTTCAACAAATTTTGGAACAGTTCCACCATAAGCTCCAGTAACATTTAACCAAATTTCGAATATAGATGTATCTTGCCCAGTTTCTACCCAAATCGCCGGAACCCAATCAGTATATGGCGTAGTAATTTGCTGATTTGGAAATCCAGTTCCTGTACTTAAATCAATCCATCCTCCTTTTACTGTGATAATTCCCTGACCACTTGTTGGTCTAATTTCTTGCCGAGCTTGTGCAGAAGTTCGGCCTGTAGTAAATCGTATAACATTTGTAGAGGTATTAACAATATTTAATGTTCCACTATTTATGGTGATACCTGACCAGAATTTATCTTGATCAGTATTTACTGTAACAGTAGCGTTATTATTTATAACTAACGTATCATTCGATCTCCAAGGAATATATGTCGGAATAATTTTTGAATATTCCTTTGCACTACTAAACCCTCCAAAAGCGGTCCACGTGATTCCATCTTCTGACCATGAAGGTTTTGTGCTAGTTGATAAAGCTACCCATCTACCACCAAATAGTGGATCATAATTTTCACCATATGCTACCGTTTTCCATCTTCCTGCTGCTGATTGTAAAGTATTTGTATTTAACCAATCTATTCCATTTAATGAATATGCTGCTGAAGCATCGAGGGCATTCGTTACAGCTACAAATTTTCCTCTATTATTACTAGCAATTGAATTCCATGATGTATCTTTTGTCATGGTCGTTTCAATCCATAAAGAACCATCATATGAATATGCACCTTTATTTGTATTTGAAGCTACCGCCGCCCAAATATTAAGGCATGAATCATATGCTAAACTTGCCCAATTTCTAGATGCAGGCATTGCTCGATAAGACCAATTAGAGCCATCGGTAGATATTTGGGCAGTTGATGAATTCCACCCCAAAGTTATAAAATTACCATTACCATAAGCAATAGCATTATATTTTGCGCTTCTTTCAAGATTCACAACTTGCCAATTCATACCATCTAATGTTCTTGCAGCTGTAGTACTTCCGTCAATGACAGCTACGAATTGTCCATTTCCAAAAGCTATACCTCCCCAACTTGCATCTACGGGTAAAGTTCGTAAACCCCAATTATTACCTCCATTTGCTGAAGATGCTGCTATAGTACTAGTTCCATTTCCTGTAGAACTGGATACTGCAAGTAATATTTCATTTCCATAAGCAACATCTGTCCATGCTGTATATGTCGGCATCGCAATATCCGTTGTTGCAGATGGCATAGTAGGTATAGAAATTATACAACCCGCTGTACTGGCGGTTGAAAGTTTAGGTACAGCAATAAACCGTGGAGTCATTATATTATCAGCATTTACACTTATAGGCACTGTTTGTATTGCCATTTCATTTAATTTTTATTTTATGTGTACACTTAATATGTTGCCATCGATATCTGTATCGAATGTTATATTTCTTTGATTAAATCCGTAATTATTTATCGAAATTGAAGAAACGTCTCCTATTGTGTTATATATGAAATTTGTAGTTTTTTGCCCAAGAGCTGATAGTGATATTATACTTGATACATTTCCACTAATGTCATAATAAAAAGATACATCTGAAATTCTTGGGGTGTATGTTTCATAATCAATAGATGGGTCAAGAGCTGCACTTGCGCCTGACGAATCTAATTTTCCAAAAAGATAAGAAATTGAAGCATCTCTAGAAGAAAGAGAACCATCTACATATATTTTTGAAACAGCAGTTGAAGAATCTAACTTGTTATGAAAAAGATATGTTATTGACCCGTCTCTCGTTAATAAGGATCCGTCAGTATATATTTTTAATTCGTTAATAGATGAATTTAATTTGCCAGAAAGATAATTAATAGATATATCTCTAGCATTTATTGAACTGTCAACATATGATTTTGTTAAAGAATTGTTAAAAAGATATGAAATTGAACTATCTCTAGAAGAAAGCGAGCCATCAACATAAATTCTTAAACTATTTATAGATGCGTTTAGTTTTCCTGAAATATAAGCAATAGAAATATCTCTGGCACTTATTGAACCATCATTATAAATTCTTAAACTATTTATGGATGCATTTAGTTTTCCTGAAATATAAGCAATAGAAATATCTCTGGCACTTATTGAACCATCATTATAAATTCTTAAACTATTTATGGATGCATTCAACTTTACAGATAAATATGCAATTGAAATGTCTCTAAGAGCAAATGAACTATCCACATATGCTTTTGTAACATCACTTGGAGCAGTTGAAACATCGCCTATAGGTACAGCATTTCCAGCTCCATCATAAAAACTTCCGTCGCGATATTGTAATAAATTTTTATATGTAAGTGATACCTTATTCCCCGTTAAATCATACGTCATATCTCGCCTTAGTTTTATGTTATATATATTATAACTAAAAGTTTAATACAAGATTATGAGCTTTAAATATAATTGGGACGAAATCAATATCAACTGGGAAGACCTTGATATGAATTGGGAAGATGTGGGAATATACACATATGATGTGCTTCCTTTCATACCAATTCCTGGCGTAACAATAGTATGGGAGTATCTTAATAATATTCCCACCGAAAAAAAGATTGAACTTAATCCTTTAATTATAAAGCCATTAACTTCACAAGTTGCCACAACTCCTATCATTTCTCCAATTGTAACTGAGGAAAAAAATCTTTTAACTACAAAACTGGATATATGGGCTCTTACTAAAAAATATCAAGCTCTTAGAAGTGTAGAAAGAGGGGATAAATCTGTATCTGGAATATCTGGATTAGAATCAATTTATCTAGAAGAAAAACTTATAGATAAAAAAATAGCTACCATCAATGAAATGATAGATGATTTAGATAAAATTATTTTAACATTACCCATATCTATTAAACCTTATACTGCAAATTTTGGAATAACTGCAAAAAATCCTAAGCCAATTATAAAAATTGCTGATAACTTAGAAGACAATGTTAACCCAGCAGTAATTGATAATTTAATTGATAAAGCGTCATTAACAAGTGAAGATATGATGCTTCCTAAGTCTGCACATGATTTACGTATCAAAACTTCCACAGTTAATTACTCATCTCTTAAAAAAGTGTTATCTGCATCAAGTTTATTCACGGTTACTAAAGATACATTTCCCAAATATGAGATGCTTAAACCTACAAATGTTCAGTGGCTATTATTTTTATATAAAGATTTTGTCCCTACGGGAGCAAAAACATTTGGATTTCCGTTACAGCCTCCAATTCCAATATAATTTTTTGATAAAAAGCTATTAAAGTTTTATGCGAGCAAACTTTCTGAAAATAAATTTTTTTCGGTCGGGCATTTGTTTTATATTTGCATTATGAAAACAACTCTATGGCTGATCACCTTAATGATCATAGTGGGCTTGAGTGCATGTAGTTACTCGCCCATAGACAACTCAAAATATATGACTATAACTGAGATAGAGGTTTCTGCTGATCCGGTATATTCTAATTATTACGGCCGTGGCAACTGGAATATGACACGCATGGACTTCCTATCTTCTAGTAATTTCAAGTTTCGTGACTCTACTGGAAAGTTTCAAATAAACGATACTATCGATTTCTGTAAGTTTACAGGAAAAGGAAAAACTATAAAGTAAATCAAAATGGAACTTAGCAAAACACTTTTTGAACACTCATTTGAGCATAGCCTTGAAGAAATAGAGGATTATGTAGAGAAGAACTTTACAATAGATGCTCAAGGAAAAATAATCCGTAAGAATCCGGGTCCAGATGTTATCATCATCGATCACCTGAGTTTATTGAAATAATTTTTTTTGATCACGCTTTTGTTTTATATTTACACCATGAAAGGAATCATAAAGTACAACGGAAAGCTCTACAAACGAGCAAAGAACAAGACCGACGTAAAGAAGGGTGACATTATTCAACTCATTTGTAAACGAGGTTCAAGCTACTTCGCTTACAACGGAGTGTATGAAGTCGTTAGAGACCCTTACCTCATCGGACGCCCCGGTGATCCTGACGCCAGAATGAGTGGCGCTGAGATTCACATTCCTATCGAGCTCACGGGCCGAAGTTATCCTTTGTGTTTGAAAATGGGGTACAATGTCGGACACAGTGAGTGGTTCAAACTCGTTGAGAACCCTCGTTCAAACAAACCTTCAACTGTCAACAAAGATGAACTCCAAAAGTTCCTCGACAAACAAGAAACCATCAATATAAAATTTCAAGCTGGACTGAAACTTGAAGATGAGTTACCCCCACCTTCTGAATTCATCAATGATTCCGAATGGATGCCTTCACTTCCCGGCGATTACGAACCCGATACAATTGAGTTCGATGAGCTTGATGAAGATGAAGGTTCAGGAAGTTACTGTTGTGGAAAAAGAATGGTTGAAAGAGGAGTTACATACACATGCCTCAAATGCGGAAATTGGGAATACTCATCATCATAAAAATATTTTTAAATGGAAGATAAAGCAATATCAATGGAAGAACGCTTGTCAAAAATTACAGGCTATGAATACAAGAAAATACTTTATGAAAATCTTAGAGCAAAACTGCTCGCTTGTATAACTCACAGAGAACGATATTTACTTGAGATATCTACACTTCATAATAGACGAAACGTTCTGGACCTTGGTTCAGATTATGTCAAGAACCTTCTTGACATACTTCATGACGATACAGTTCGAATAGATGAAATAACTGAAATAACGAAGATGATAATGACGTTATGATAAATAAAAATGACGATACATACACACTTCCTGCCGTTTGGAACGGTAAGAACTGGGGACACTTCAACATACGCCCAGAGACATGTTGCCTCTATGGTGACAGACCTGAAAACATAGTGCAAGTTACATTCAGGATAGCAAACGACCAACACACAACTCCCACCAACATAGGAGATGTACCCGATTATTGGGGCTGGCTTGACACGGATTCTCAGGAGTTTGATTCACTTATATACCCTCGGTGGTTCCTCTTGGACATGTGCTTCCCATACGGGATAACAAAGACTGAAGCCGCAGGAAAAGGAAGAGCTTACCGGCTCGAAATGATCACTAAATAACCAAATATTATGAAAACTAAAAAAGAAAGTCTTGCACTTCTATTCGAATTAGGAATGGAATATTATACAGACAGACATGTATCAATAATAGAAAATTTTATTGCAAGTGGTGAAAAAAATTGTACTAAGCTTTTAGATCAACTTGGATCTTGGAATCAAGATGATCTTATTATAGCTAGAGGTTGGTTTGCGGGGTTAAAACCAAATTGCTCAAAACACTCTATACCTGATTATTTATCAGATTTGAAAAAAGTTGCCTCAGATTTAGCAGATATGCCTTATGATGCTGTTGCTGAATTTTTCAAACATTTTGAAAAAAAACTAATAATTGATACTGGAAATGATCGTGCTGGTGGCCGAGTAGCCACTATGCTTTCTGCTGCAAGTATGAAAGCAGAAGAAATGGAGGAAGTATTTGAAAAAGCAGCTAAAATATGCAAACCTTATATGAATAGCAAAAAACTAAAATCATGAGATATATTTTTGTGCTATAAGTTTTTTTTGTCAATAAAAAGTATTACCTTTGTACTCTAATCACAAATTACGTTTTTATCAAATAATTTTTAACGATATCGTCATACCATTATAATTTATTCCCGAACTTAACATCTCGTTTAAAGTAGACGGTTTTATATTATATTTTTTTGATAATTGGCTTTTACTCATTAACTCTTCATACAGATTTCCATTATTATTTATAATATAAAGTTTAGCAAATCTCAGAAAATGAGTCTGACTCATTTTCTGTTTCGTTTCTGTTGATACAAGTTTTCCTCGATGAGTTTCGCTATTTCTAATTCTCATCTTTTCTGCCCTTTCTGGGCCATAAATTTCTTCAATATTTTTATTTTTGGTTGTTCTAAACCAATTATTTTCGGATATGTGTCGTTTATGTTCCTCAGTCATAGGCTTTCTATTTTGAGCTCGTTGTGATAATTTTTGTTTATGCTCATCAGAAAATGTTTTATTTTTCCAGAATTTAGCGTTATTCGGATTATTTTGTTTAGCCATTTTTAATGACTTTTTATGTTCTTCGGTTTTAGGTTTGCCTTTCATTATATCCGATATTCTTTTTTTTGATTCTTCAGTGCGTTTAAATCTATGCCCAGATATTCCTTCACCACCATCTGTTAGGTTACATAAATCTAAATTATTATCTTTATGTTTTTTGATTAATTCTATTTCTTTGATAAATGCTTCTTGCTCATTAATTGCGTTTATTTTGTTATATAAAATTGTCCCGCCATTTTTCAAAATCGATAGAATTTTGTATTTAAACTTAGGATTCATGTTATAATTATGAAGCGCGGCGTGAAGATGCGCATACATTCTAGAGTTGCTGCCCTTACCTACATAAATAACCTCATTTGTTATAGAATTAATTAGTTCATAAGTATAAAATTGTTTCATCGTTTTTATTTATATATCCATATAACAGTAAAAAATAATAACAAATTAATAAATATTTTTATTTCAGAAAATAGTTATATATTTGCATTCTAAAATAATAGACATGAACAACAATAGAAATATTATAAAATTAGTATGTATTTCAAGTGATGGTAACAACAACAAATTCTACATCATGACTAAACTTAATTCAACAGAATGGGAAGCTCAATGGGGTAGGATAAAAGGAGAACTTGCAATTGATGTTTCTGCTGGGCAAAAAAAGATTTACCCGATGAAAGATTGGGAAAAATTCTATGAGCATAAGACGGGTGATAAAAAAGGTTACAAGGACGTTACTCATTTATATGAAGAAATTTTAAAAGACCCTTCAGCCGGGAATAAAGGTGAAGACCCTACAGCAATGATATTGAACGCTGCGGTTCGTAAGTTAATGATCGACTTACAAAGATTCGCAAGTATTTCAGTAAAAGAAAATTACTCAGTATCGGTTGAGAATGTAACTCAACGAATGGTAGATGAAGCTCAATTAATTTTAGGAAGAGTATCATTAAAAATTGTCAAAGATGGAAACGTTAAAGACGTTAATAATGATCTTTTAGAACTTTATCGTATCATTCCACGAAAAATGAAAAAGGTATCTTATCATTTAGTTGATTCGTTATCTACAACAGAAAATATTGAATACGTTCAAAAGATGATCAGAAATGAACAATCAACTTTAGACGTAATGGCTTCACAGGTTAAATTAAAAAATCAAAGTGAATCGTCAATGGTTACTGTTACTGAACAAAAATCACTTCTTGAACAAATGGGTCTCACTGTTGAACACATAACTGGAAAAGAAGTTGAGTTCGTTAAAACATTAGCTGGAGAAAATGCTAAACGTATAAAAAATATTTTCAAAGTAATCCATAAAGCATCAGCAGATAAATACGATAATCACTTCAAAGAACTTCGATCATCAAAGGAACAAATGCTTTTTCATGGTTCGCGTAATCAGAATTGGTTTCATATACTTCAAAATAGTTTATTGATCAGGCCAGTAGGAGCAATACACACAGGCAGTATGTTCGGAGATGGATTATATTTTGCAAATAAAATGCAAAAAGCAATAGGATATACGTCAACAAAAGGAGCTTATTGGACAAGTGGAAGTCAAGATACAGGTTTCATTGCTTTATTTAAGTGTAACGTCGGAAAACAAAAAGATATTCATCATCATACTTCAGATTGTAAATCATTGAGTCACACAAAAGTGCAAAAAGATGGTTATGATTCAGTATACGCTCATGGAGGATTTGATTTAAGAAACGATGAATTTATACTTTATAAATCAGAAAAATGCACAATTGCATACATAATTGAAATATCTTAAAAATAAATTTTTTATTATCAGATAAATATATTACCTTTACACTATCAAAATAACTAAAGTTTATGAACGCAAAAACTGTATCTGATTCAATCACGCCAACTATCGAAGAATTGGTAGCTTCTACAACGAAAATGAAAGCCGGCAAAATAAAGCTTTTAGATCATCTTGGTAAAATTGAAAGTTTTGATGAAGATGAACCTAATATGGATCGTAAAGAATTCACCCGGTTAATTAATGATCTTGATGGAGCAGTAACGAAATATTACGATTACAGAAACAGAGATGTAGAAAGAGATTATTCAAATGATCTTGAAAAAATAGCCAAGAAAATGGGCTACGATTCAGTTTACGAAGCTACTGATAAAAATCATGCAGACCCCTTCTTAAGAGCAGTTCATTTCTTCCACGTATATGGCTTATATGAAGTAAAGAGAAAAGTTGAAGAGATTGAGAAATCCTCACCAAAAAAATTCCAACAAGCTTTTGTTGACAAATATTACCCGAACATAATGACTTGGTATGAATTGGCATGCAAAACTGCGGAAATAAAAGAAATTTTAAATCCTACCAAAGAACAGAAACAAGCCAGAGAATTACTTAAAATTAAAGGAGCTGTTAATCCAGAAATCAAAAAATCAATTGATGAAATTGCTGAAAACTTCAGAAAATTTATTGAAGAAAAAGAATATAACTGGATGATTAGGCTTTGTGATAGATTTAAAGAACTTTTCCCTGATGGAACTAATGATAAAGATCAATTTGAAAGAAAAAATCGTCAATTCTTTGCTTCACTATCAGGTTTCGTTAAACAACAAATGAGTACTAATTACGTAATAAAATACGTACTTATTCCGGATTATGATACAAAAGCAAAGATAAGAGCAAAACGCGTAAGCGAAGAAACTATTAAGTCTTGGCAAATGAAAATGTATAACAAGCTTGGTGGATTTATTACTGAACTTGGAAAGAAATTTACTACATCGGTTGAAGGCGGTTCTATAGGCTACAACAGAATACGTTTCAAATTTGATGATGGTTCACAGTTTGAATTGCAAAATCAGATTGTTGACAAAACCAGCAACTTAGGTACATATTTCTACACATATCCTACTACTTTCCATAATGCATTTCTTCCAGATGGAAGTAAAATTGCTAATCCAAATGAATACACTGTAAAGAAAGCTTTTAATAACTATAAGGTCAGTGCCTTATAAACCATAAGCCATTGAAAATATATTTTAAAGGACCCAAAATTTTGGGTTCTTTTGTGTTATTGTGTTATTGTGTTATCCGTTAGTAGGGTCATTTCCATAGAAACAATATGCGTGATCTCCCATATTACTCCATTCAGTATTATCCGTTACAAGTTTAACTGGGTCTCCAGTTTTAAATGTAATATCAATAATATTATCCGCCGTGTATTCCTGTGTACCTATACATATCGTTCTGATAACTTTTCCATCATTACTTACCATTGTGCCAGATTGGCCATTAATTAAACTAGTCGATTCTTTAATTAATCTAATAGGCATTCCATCTCTTTTTGAGTTAACTATAAGTGTAAGTGCAGAAGAATATGCATCACAAACTACGCACCAAGCGTTCAATTCACCGTAACCTGGATATAAGTCACTACTCCAAAATCCCGACGAAATTCCCATTTCTCTATCGCCATCTCCAAATCCACCAGTTAATCCTGCCCTACCGCCAGAACCCTTTACATTAAGTAAAGCTTCGTTAGTTGCTCCAGTATTTGGCGCATCCCACCAAGTTGTGCCAGTTTCTTTTATTTTGCCACCAGCAACAGTATCCCCACCTAAGTATGCAACTAATATTTCTAAATCAGATTTTGAAGGAACTTTCCATCCAGAAGGTGCAATATTTTTAATATCGGTTCCTGTATACCAATTATATAAAGCTCCATATTTAATAGGAGTTGGAACTGGAACAGGCGGAATAATAATTGTTTCGACATCATTTACTTGAAGAAGCCCCTCATATTTTTTAGTAATTGCATTTCCGAAACTATCATACGCCATACATTCAATATCATATATCCCAGGCGTATCAAAAATATAAGGAACAGATTCATTAAATACTTTAAAAAGTATTGTGCTTGAATCATGATTAATCACTTCCCATATATTTTTTTGATTTAATAAATAAGTTGACGGGTCGTAGATTGCTCTAAGAATTACTAGCGTGCTTATGTCTACCACAATAGGTTCAGTGTAATAGTAAAAATTTGAATGTATTAAATTATCTGAAGCGCTATACCATTGTTGATTAGGAATATCTTGATCAAATAAAATGTTCACCATCGTAAATGTATTATCGAGATAGTATTCTTGACATGCAGAATCACCCATGTATATGTTAAATTCATTCACAACTTCTGTAGCTGAAATAGTTGTCATTTGCATTTCAGAATATGTTGTAAATGCGTGTTTTGCTTCTAACGTGTAATACGTTGGATTTAAGAAAAAATCAGGTAAAGATTTATCAAAAGTATGGGTGTTTCCTGAAATATCAATGACCGTGTACGTACTGCCCCAATCATATCCATTTGTATGAGTAACAATAATTGCTACATTCTGACCAACTGAAAATATGTAACCTGAAATATCAGCTACAAAATTATCACTTACATTTCCGTAATTAAATACACCTCTTAAAGTTTGATTTATAGCATATACATCGGTTGAAATATCAATAACTTCAGAAACAGGAGTACTTAATGTAAGAGTTCTATCATTAGGTGAACCTGTAGCAGTAGAAACCTCATAAATGTTTTCACTAGTAAGTGAATATTTTCCTTTATCAAATGATACTAAAGCAATAGTGTCCCCTGAATTAAATGATTGATAATCACAATCTACGATTACTTGAGAAGCTCCTATAGTTTTGATTCGTTCTGTTAAATTATAAAATTTATTAATCGAATTTGGCCTTGGAACATCTTGAAAATATGTAATTGATGGAACTTTAATAAAAGGATTACCATCACTATCAATATTCAATGTTAATCCCTCTAAAGGTATTGGTCTATCATAAATAGGATAAGGATGTTGTGAAACAAGTGTATTAACTTCATATAATCCAGTCGCATAATATGTGCCGTCAATCATATCTATCGAGGTAGAATCAAACCCTGCTGTACTTACAGTAACTTCATTGCCTATAATCACAATATAAATTAAGCCGTTCAGATATTTGATATCGAAATAATTAAGATTTATATCTAAAGGATTTATTGAATTGAATATGGATAAATTTGTGCTAAACGAATCTAATAGAAAACCTACTTCAATTCTGCCAATAGGAGTATCGATAGCAAATAATTTATCAGATAAATAAAGAGAATAATCAACTAAATTAACAATTTTAGAAGGAAATGAATCCCTACCGCCAGTCATAAATGTACTTGCACATGTCGTATTACAAGATTGGTCAATGAGAGTGTAAATAGTAGGAGCTTTAATAAATACTGGGTAAGTTTCTTTCGCAATATTATGAAATAATGTGTTATATCCATCCCATGCATATAGTTCCACGTTATAATCTCCAATATGATTAACGTGCATAATATAAATACTGTTATCAACTGCCAATGAATTTACATTGCCACCAGTCAATCCTGATGGATCTGCCCAATAATAGATACTTGGGTCAACTCTCCAAAGTTCCATTCTTGGAGATGTAACTATTATATTTGAAGTTATTTTTTGCTCAATTAAACTTGTGTCATAATTCCAATTAATATAAGATACTGTATTATCCTGAGAACCTAACACATTTTTTGCATTCATTGCAATTTTTCCATCTAGAATATCTAAATAATACTCTTTATCACTAAAATTGTACGTAGAGCCATCCACAGTTGTTGAGCTGAAATATTTCATGCTTAATAAAGGTACCCTATAATTCAAATCTATCGCATACTGGAGTCTTCCAGAAGCATCTGGTGTAAATGTAACATAATCATCAAAATAATTTATAACGCCTGTGGAAGATTCTAATGCATAATTTCCAGAGCTTGTATCAGTCATTGGATAAATTGAATAAGCAATTGAATTTGTCCATTCATCTATAGAAGGGTCTCTTAAATAAGCTTTTTCTAACATCACCGTTAAATTAGTGGAAGAATTATGAAACACAGATGATGAATCAAAAATGTCATAAAATCTTATATCATTATCTAAAATGAATAAAGGATTTGTTACTAATGTATTTCCTACAACTGCGGCGTTTTTATTTTCAAGAGAAAGTTTCCAAGCGATATCTGAAATATTTACAAATGGATATTGGAATGTCGCGCCAACTAATAAAAAACTACTTGGGTCTGCTAAATAAGAAGATGAATCTAATTCATAATATTTGTTAACACAAGGATCTTTAGGATTCCATGCAAACTCGGCCATATCTTTAAACCTATATGGCAAATCCATTACTCGAGTTCTTGATAATTCTAAAAATGTTAGTCTTATGCTAGCATCTCCCGTAATTAATTCTGATGTTTCATCAGGACTATAAGGTGTCAAAGTTTGTTCTACACTATAATTGTACCCAATATTATCAGTTTCATAAATAAGATTTTGAACTCTTTCAAAATAAACTCCTTCTCCAGTTAAATCAGTTATGCGACAATTGATTCCAATGATATTTAGTTCAAGCCATTTTTTAAGCCCTAAGAGTTTAACAAACACTTCCTTTAAATTATATGTATAACAATTTTCTGTTTCTGGAGTTCCCCATTCATCGATGGTTCCGGTTTCTCTTGTAATACAATAATGAAGAGATAACTGATTTAGTTTTTTAAGAGTTTTTCTTTGTTCTGCATTAAATTGAAGCATTGTTTGCGTTCTATCTTTTGCATCATAAGAAACTAAAATTGCTAATTTTGTATGATCTTTTACATTCAAAAACCATTCCTTTATAAAAATATCATCATATCCTAACCATTTAATAGCATTTATTAATCCTTTGTATGTGCCCACAAATGGCATGATTTTATCATGTTCAAGAATCATTTGTTTTGACTTGTAATTCAAGATTTCCCAATCTGGCAAATCTTCATTGATGTCAGTTTCTTTAAACACATCTTTCATGTCTTTTGGGTCAGGTAATCCAAAATTAGTTAAAAGAGTTCTGAATCGTTCATCTTCACCAATTGCTTCAGCATTAACAACGATTTCTCCAAGTATATAAAGTACACCGTCTATTAAGTGATAAACTCTAATGGTGCGCTCAAATACTCCTTCATAATCAGATTTAAATCCAATGTTAAGCTGAATAGGAGTATCTAATACTATAGTTGATAGATCAAATCCTACAACACTTGACCATGTGATTTCTACTTTATCTTCATCTACATCAAAGAATTGAATTTCATTATCATCCCCAATAAATTCAAAATAAATTAAATTGTTATCTACATCATAAGGTCTTATATATTGTTCAAGATCTTGTTCAAAAATATATATTTGCTCAGTTTCAACAAGCCCCTGTGAAACTGGTTTAAGAAAAACAGCTGCAGCAAAAGTAACTGAAGGATAAACAAAGCTTTTTGAAAAATCATTATATATTGAAACATCTACAAATGCATTGTTAATATCATTGTCATAAAAGCAATATGCATGATTTCCCATGTGAGTCCACTCGGAAGCATCAGTGACTATTTTAATTTGTGAGCCATCTCTAAACAAGGTTTCGTTTAGCATATCAGCTAGCCATACTTGTGTTCCTATTTTTACAGTCCTGTATGTCTTGCCATTATTACCAATATATGGGTCACATTCTTCTCCATCAGCTTTTAATAAATCTGCAGCACTTGGAGTAGTTTTTCGTAATTTTATAGAGTATGCTCTAGTTTTTAATTCATTATCTTTATAAAGTGTAGTTCCTGAATTACTACAGTGTGCTGCTAATGCATTTGTGCTTGATGATATTGTAGTTGTCCAGAAATAACCATTGATATTTTTTTCGGAAAATGAACCATCAAGAGGACTTCTTGTTCCGCCTCCACGCATTGAAAAATTAGTGTCATTTATTGCTCCTATGTTAGCATTCCAGTAAGTATTTCCTGTTTCTTTTAATCTACCACCAACTGCTCCGTAATTTGTTGAAGTGGACACTCCTCCTAAATATAGACTCAACGTTTGAACATCTGTTTCTAAAGGAACTTGCCATCCAGTATTTGCTATTAAACTAGGGTCTGTTGCTGCAAAGAAATTATATAAAGTTCCGTATTTATTAGTTTCTACATAAGAAGAAATATCTAAAACTATTTCGCTTATACTGTTTGTGTAAACCATGTTAGTAGAAATATCGACGTAATTCACTAAAGGATATGCCGAGCCAAAAATAGGAATAGCTTTATAGATAATTGAAGCATCAAAAGGCGTAACAACTCCCTCATATGCATAATCATATGCAAGAGTTACATCGTCATTATCATATAAGACTCCACCATTAGTTATGCAAACACCTTCTACTAAAGTGCTTGAATTTGTTATTAAATAACCTGCGGCATCTTTTCCAGTAGGAGAAGTAATAACGAGAGGTAATATAGGGCTTGGAGTCCAATTTATATTTGAGCCTTTTGCGTCAAATAATTTCCAATTCTGAATATTCATAGTTTAATTTATATTAAGGCTATCCTTTGAGTGCGCAATTGAAAACCATTTTTTAACGGTTTTAGTGTGCTCAATTAAAAAATAAAGCATTGAATCGAGAGTGCTAAATAAAGATTCATTTAATGGATTTGCATGAAGTTCTGGTGAACTTCCCTTTTTAATAAGTTGACCCTTGTAATCAAATCCCATATTGAGAAATACATCATTAAAATGCTTTGCAGCATAATAATATGAGGGCCTTATCGTATATCGTTTTCTTCTTGTGCTAGTGTCCATTTTATAAATTATTTAAAATAGCTGCGTTGTGTTCTGAGTTAAGATTTTTTCTTGTATACCCTCTAACTTGTATATTTAAATTTGATAATTTATTTTTTACTAAGCTATCTTCATAAAAAGTTCCTTGGGCATTTTCAAAATTTCCTCTTATTAATGGGTATAAATCTTTTACAGCTACATCATTACCAAATGCATCTTTTACATATCTTTCTAGAATGATATCACCATAATCGTCTATCCCATAAAATGTTTTATAAATGTTTAAATTATTTTTGTCAGCATCAAACCAAACATTAACAGAATCTACCCCATCTACACCTTCGATAATTTTAATCAAATCTGAAACTGGAATTCTGTCTCTTCTTGTATTTTTTAAGAAATAATCCGATGTAATTGAAATTATTGATTGTCTAACTGTATCATATGATGTGCCCTCCCACAATATAAGTGACATATTTAATGTAAATTTAGGAAACATTAAATCTAAAATTACATTATCCACGGTTAAAATTCGTTGGCCACTTTGCTCGATTAAATCCAATATTGCAAGTTTTTCTGTATTCGTTAAGATAAATGAAGATAGCGGGCAAGTGAAATAATTATCATTTGCAGATATTCTTTTTGTTACATCCGGTACTAAAAATAAATAAACTGTGTTATCATCTTTTTTCTGATCTTCTACTCGAGTTTGATAATAATTAACTTGAGAAGTTACATTATCTAGTTGAACTTTTTTCGCAGCAGCTTGAGTTGAATCAACTCCAAAAGTAGCTGATAGTGTACGATACTCGGATGTTAGTTGTTCTTGTTGATTTTTGAATTGAGTGTATTTATCAAGAACAAATTTATCCTCAAATGTAGCAAACCCTGGAATAGCATCTATAATTGTAAAAATATTTAATTTTCGTAAAAAATAAATGTAATTATTTTCATTAGCAAGAACGAAACTTCTTGAAACTTTAGGTCCTAATAAACGTGACAAATAAAGAGGTTCTTCAGGAGCTCCAAACATGATTTCGTGTTTAATAGAGGCTGATAAATATTTGTTTAAATCAATTTGTTCATTATTGGGAAGATAACCAGTAGAAGCAAAACTCCAACTATTGTTTAAGTTATTTGCCATTGCGCTTAAATTTCCTGACTCACCATCCGTTATAAGATATTCAACCAAAATCGTTGAGCCCATGGGCGCAACTGCTCCATTGTAACCATTTCCAAAAAATAAATCTATTCCGCCAGTTTGCCCAGTTTTTACCATGACAGCCTTTTGGTCAAATGTCATATCTATAATAGAATCTACAGTGCTCCATTTCTCTCCATTAACAAATACATTAACATAATAATTATCAATGAATGCGCCCTTTTTATTTTGAAAATTAAATGATTGAAGAGGGTCTCCTGTTCCAGTTGCCTGTTGATATTCTAATTTTCCTTGAAGTATGTTTGCTTCAACTTGATTAACTATATTCGTTAAGTTGAAAAGCAATTCTTCGCCTGGTAAAACTATAGTGTATGTTAAGCCATTTTGATTATTTGTTATCTGAGTATAATTTGGAATTGCAATTGTTTGCATTCCTTGTGGCAATTTAGTTCCATTATAGTTAAAAATTAAAGTGCCCCGGGCTGATATTGCTCTTGATGGATTATGTCCTGTAAGAGTTATAAGTCCTTTTATATTTGCAGGACGAGTAGCTGTTCCAATGTTTAATTCAGTAATTGAATCTTCATTGTAAAACAATATCATACGTCCATATCCAAGAATAATCTGTAAGAGTTGTCCCATTGGTGAGGCCAATGAAAAATATTGTCCGAGATCTCCATAACTTTCTTTAATAAACGTTAACGCATCTTGATAAAGTTCTGAGAATCTAACACGCGTGGTATCAAAAATTTCCATTTTTTATTATATTATTTTATAAGCATTCCTATAATTTTTTCGCCTGAAATATAAATATCTATTACAGCATAATCGTATCCATCAGCTTTTCCAAATGAGACTGAAGCAGTTATTTTGTAATCAGATGTTTCTGAAATATAACGGTCAAATTGTATTTGTATCTTTTCTTCTAAATCTTTTTTATTGATTTTTGTTTCAAATATCAAATCTTCTATGCCAATTCCGAATCCTAAATCACCAAATACTTGACCGGCACTGGTGCCTAATATCATTTTTATTTTCGTTATAATTGATTCAACGACGTCTGAATGCTCTAAAACACCATAAACATAATTAGGGTCTTCGGGATTTCGTGTATAAATGTCGCGTATCATATAAAGTGATTTTATTTATATATCTTCCAAAAACAAAAGGAGGCAAATTTGCCTCCTTGTATTGTATATTAAAAATTAATTTTACCACATGTCTATTCCACAGACTTTCGGAATATGCATTCTTACAGAACGTTTTATAACTGGCGGCAAAGTATACTTATCATATCTGCCACCTATATGCTGAAAGTGTGCAGGTAAAATAAAGATATCACTTGAAATAAAGCCATTTTGATTATCATATTTTCCTGCTTTTGCTTCGTCTGTCACGAATTTTTCCATGAATTTAAGTTTCCATATTTTATCTACTCCATTAACATTATACCCATCATAATACATGTTATTATAAGTAATATATGTGTGCGGGTTCTCTTGATAATAATTATGCGGTTTAGTAAAGTAAATATGCTCATAACTAAAGCCATCTTCTTTTGCTGCAGGATATTTTAAGAAAATATATCCAACAATTAATTCACAATATCCGTCAATTAATTCTTCTTTTGATGGCGTATAATTCGGATCATTCATCGTAATAACTCCTGCCCACTGAAGAAATTCTTTATTGTTAAGAAGATTTTGAAGCTCTTGTGTCAAAATATCAGGTGTTAAGTGTTGTTCACTTTTCTGAATATCATAATTTTTCTTTAAGCGAGCTTCGAATAAACGAGGATATTCATCTTCTTCTGAACTTTCAAATGGAGCCCCCATTTTTTTCTTAAATTGATGTTCAGCTTCTGGATGTTTAGAACCAAAACCAGCCGGAACTTCTTTTGATTTTTTAAGCAAAGGAGATAATTCATGCTGAACCCGTTCTGAATGATCTTTGCTTCCAATATAATCTTTCGGATGGATAAATTCGACAGTGTAATATTCTAACTCCGTTACGCCAAAACCGTCGTCATCGATTGTATTCCAAATATCATTTCCAGTCTTATCATATGTATCTGTACATATTTCGCCATTCTGTTTTACAACTTCAACAAGCCATTTTGGATCAGCAAATATTTTTATACTTAATCGATCTTCTAAACTTTTAATAATAATCTTAAAAATTTCAATAGGAGGATATGTCCAGAATGATATAACTTTATGTTTAGTCCATATTCTACCTTCATAATATTCATTATCGTGTATGCCATGCCCATCATCGGAAGGTTGATTCCAACGAAGGTCGCTATGGGTGCCCCTCGCCTTTCCTATGAAGAATTCACCATAAGAATATTTAAAAGCATATGCATCTGAATTATTGTATGATAAATTATCACCTGCAAGTTTAGCTGCTGGTGTCCATACTTCATCAGGAGACTCATTTAATCGAGGATAAAATGTTAAACTTTCATCAATTTCATCATAATCTTCTTCAAATTCTGGAAGCTTATATTTGAATTGAGGATTTTTAGTCTTAAGTTTTTTAATCATACGTTCAGTTTCTCCTCCAACCCATTCAAATACATCACTTCCTATAAAAGTATTACTACTTCCCATTCGTTCTAATAACAAGAAATGCTTTTGATCGTCATATACACCGCTTGCAGATGACGACGTTCTTGCAAGTTCATTATATTTCTTTGTTTTAATTTCTTCAGCATCCATTAATGCATTGCCCATTGCGCCATGGTTAAATAATCTATTTTGAAATGCAACATATAAGTTTCCATTTTCATCTGCTATAGCACGGACATCCTTGTCATAGTCATTTAGATTTTTTGGATTTTTGAAGATAGGAATTTCTTTTAGCATATCATCTTTAACTATAGCGACTATGTCTTTTTTGAAGACAGGAATTTCATGTTCTTCTCTTTTAATTCCGAATTTTCTTTCAAGGTAAGCATCTTTTAAATCACTTTCATGTAAAGTAGGATAAAAATCTTCTTCTTTATTTTCAAAGGGGTTGTCTCTTTTTTGTTTGGCACGTTCTTCTGCTTTAGGATGTTTAGAACCAAAACCAGCCGGAACTTCTTTTTGATTTTTTAATAAAGGTGAAATGACATGTTCTTTATTCTGAGCTTCTTCAGATTGATCTTCGCTTCCAGTGTAATTCTTCACATTCACAATAGATGACTTTGCTTTCCAAGACTCAGCCCAGGCACCATAAGTTAAGCCTTCTTCAAAATTTTCTAATCCGTCAATTTCTTTTCCAGTTTTTTTATTTTTAATTATTTCAACTTTCCAAGCAGGATCATTCCATATATTGATATTAGTAGCCTCAATTAAATCATCTATAACTTTTTTAAATTCCTTTTTGTTTGGCGGGTATGTCCAAAATGAAATAATTTTTAGTTCTGGCCAAATTCTTCCTGGATATCCAATTGAACGTCTAGAACCCGGTTCCATATCGAGGTGTTTTCCTTCATTTGGAGTAATTACAAATTTCCCTTTTACATAGCCAAATGCGTTATTGGCTGACATATACCAATCCATTCCTTTATATTTACCAGCCGATATCTCATCTGGGGATTCGTTTAAATGTGGGTAATATGACTCAAAAGGAGCATTCATTTTTTCCTTAAATTTCTGTTCAGCTTCGGGATGTTTAGAGCCAAAACCAATTGGCACGGTTTTTTGTTTTTTTAATAAAGGTGATTTTAAGTGTTCCTGATATTCTTTATCTGAAACATCTTCAGATTTCATATCATTTTTAAGATATTCATCAATAGAAACAAATGTGCTATTATTTTCATTTTCGATATCAAAATTATAAAATTCTAAACGCCAGTTATTTCCAAATATTTTCTTCTTTATTTTATTTTCAATCATGCGTATAATTATAACCATATCTGATTTTTCCGGATATTTCCAAAAAGTAATTACTTTAGGTGTAGTATAAAGCCTACCATGATATTGTTGATAAAAATTAATTCTGGAATTATATTGTATTTTTGCGTCTCCGTGTGATTTTGCACATGCACCTACCTTCACATCAACAATTTTATTATCGTTTACTGTAACAGAAAAGGGTATCGTAATTTTTTCGTTGTATTGATAAAATTTGCCATCTACATTTATAATATCCGGTGATTCATTTAATCTTGGATAGTACGATTCAAATGGAGCTTGCATTTTTTCTTTAAATTTTTGTTCAACATTTATATGTTTTGAACCTACGCCAATAGGTACAATTTTATACTTTTTAAGAAGGGGAGATATGACATGATCCTGTTTAAGTTCATCTGTGGATCGTTCGTATTCACCGTTATAATCGTCAATATCGATAAATTTTTGCTCAGTTACAGATGGCGACCAGTTACCCCAATTTTTATCATTGCTACTATCTCCATTTTTCATTTTTTGAAAAATGTCATCGGCAGGAATTTCAATTTTCCAACCATCTCTTTTAAAATTAATATCTCTTTTTCCAGTTTTATTTAAACGTTTTTCAATATCACTTAACACTTTATTTAGCACTGCTTTATTTTCTGGAAAATGCCAAAATGTTATGATTTTTTGCGTGAAAAATAATCTACCAGCATAATTGAGTCTAGTGTCATGAGTTGACCCAATACCGCCAACGTGCATTATGTCACCCATATACCAGAATGGCATTGCATCTTTATTGTACATAGCAGTTTTACCAGTTTCTGTGTCATAAATTGCATTAGGATTTTCAAATAATCGTGGATAATGTTTTTCTTCCACATTTTCAAATGGGGCTTGTATTTTAGTTTTAAAACGTTCCTCAGCTTTTGGATGTTTTGACCCAAAACCAGTAGGCACCTCTTTTTGTTTTTTTAATAACGGCGAAATAACATGCTGTTTTTCAATTTCTTCTTTTGATCTTTCATCGCTTCCCATATAATCTTTAGGTGATATAAGATCAGTATGTGTTTCGTTGCTGTACCATGCTTGTCCATCTAAGATTTTTTCATCTTCATCATTGCGGACAATCTCTACTAAATAATCAGGGTCATTTAATATATCGATTCCAGGAGTTCCGGGACTAGTAGTATGTTTTTTTAAATCTCTTGCAAACTGTTGAAATTCAGTTTTTGAAGGATAGTCCCAAAATGAAAGTATTTTATGATTAGTCCATATTCTGCCAGCAAATTTATAATCTATGCGGGTTTGATGCCCCTGTTTAGTTTCAATTTCATAATGTTTTCCGCCAGGATCACTTATATAAAATTTATTTTTATAATATCCAAATGACAAAGCTTCACTATTTCTAAATGATAATTCTTGTTCGCCATCTTCTGCACATTTCGCATTAGGCGGTAACGCACAGTTATCTGGTGATTCATTTAATCTTGGATAGTATGACTCAAATGGTGCTTGCATTTTAGTTTTAAAACGTTCTTCGGACTTTGGATGTTTTGACCCAAAACCAGTCGTAACTTCTTTTTCAGATTTATTCATTGGAGATGTAGTATGTTCTTTATTAAAATCTTCTTCAGATTGATTTTTGCTAGCTAAATATGATTTTATAGGTATTAATTTATGAATAACTTTAACTTCGTCTTTATAACCTTTTTGAATATTATTGTACTTATCGACTATAATTTCTATTTTCCATTCAGGATTATCCCATATATTAATATCGAAATACTGTTCAATTTCTGATATAAGTTTTTTAAGCATATCTCTATCAGGATATTCCCAAAAAGAAATTACTTTCCCGGATAACCACAATCTTCCAGCATATTCAAATGTGTGCCTGTTGAAGGTTAACCCATTTTTTCGTATGTCTTTTAAGTTTTCTTCAAATTTCAAATCCTCATGAGACACGGGTTTATCAGAAATTAACAATTTTCCATCATACACTCCAAAACATCTAGAGTCAGAGGAATTCCATCGAAGACCATTTATTCCATCAGGAGATTCAAAAAGTTTTTGCATTTATAAATTTATTTTTTAATTAAAAAGAAGAAACCAGTCAGCAGCGTTATCAGTTTTTATCTTATCTTTTAGCTCGGTTAATTCTGCTTGGCCTTCTGCACGAATATCAGCGTAATTAATTTGAATTCCTCCAATAAGAGTATAATTAAATGTACCGATTATTCTAGCTAATTGAATTTTAGCTTTTGCTATGACCCATTTTATAAATACAGGGTCATCATATAAATCTTCAATTGGAATTTTATTCTGTGTAGTAAGCCAAAGAGATTCAGCAGGGTCTCTACCAGTTATAATTAAACGTTTTGTATTGATACTAAAATGATGCTGAATATCTTTTAAATTAAATTGCTTTGCTAAATCCCAAAAACTCCATTGAATTGTTCTATACGCAATTTGGTCAGAAGAAAGAGGAGTAAGATAAAGGTCAGCTGCCATTAATCTATCAAATGACATATCGGGGTCATGAATACCAAAAACTCTCTGGCCAGAAGTCATTTCAATACATAATTTTATGGCCATTACACAATCAGGCAACTGATACGTCCTCGTAGCTTTCCATTGAGGCGTGTTATAATATCTTTTATCAAGCACATACCAACCATCTTGAACTGCGTCACGATATTCTCTGTACATCCATTCAGATTCAATTTTCATAATACGTTCTAATTCCTTTGGTGGAACTGAAAATGGTATACTGCAGCTTGCCGTTATTTCTCCATTTACATATTCAATAAATTCTTCTTTTAGCATCCTTTTAGTTATTTTGCATTCTCATTCTTTGTAACTCTCGTTTGTTTTTAAAAGTAACTACCTTTGAATTTAATTCTTCTGGGAGCCAGTCTTTTATCGGTCTGAAACGAAATTCTTCCCAACCACCACCCCTCAAATATGTTTTTTCGAGTATGTTAATCTCAATGATGTAATTAGGCCAGTTCTTTATAGGCTTTGTCCGAAACTCAGCCTCTCCATTGTCTGTGAGGTCTTCTTCTATCTTATTGTTAGCTATAAGCTTTTTCATGTCAAGGACAACACATATACCGTCTTCGTTGAAACATGGATCAAAGTATGTTGGATCGACTGTTAGACATGTATTGTTCTCACTTTCGTATCCTATTTCATACTTAGGTGTAGGCAAAGGAGGCATTACGCCTTTCTTTAAACAATACTTTCCTGAGTTACCTTCAAAGTCAGAGTAACACGCATCGAAGAACTTACCCTCTGTCATCCAGTGGTAGGCTTTGTCAACTTCCATAAGATCGATTTTTGATCGATTGTTTCGATGAAGCTGATCAATACTCAAGCTCTCATATACAAATCTTGCTTTCATTACATTTTTTTTCTAATATATAAATTTTGAAAACCGGTGTCTACGGATTGTTTCATGTTTTTTATAAACGTATAATCTCTTATTTTTTCAATATTCACTGCTTCAGTTTTCTTTGGAAGTGGAGTATTCATAACAACTATTGTACTTGATTCATCTACTTTAAGATTTTTTCCAAGAGTAGCAAATTTAACCACACTATTTGTGATTTTGCAATTTACCATTTCTTCATTGTTTTCAACAAATGAATCTATAATTTCATTACCACTATTTGCAGTAACTCCTCCAAGATATGATTCAGAAATTTTGTTGTTACTTATAACTTTTGCGTTATACAAACGTGCCTTAATAACTTGACAACTTGTAAATGTGCAATTTTCATATACACCTGATAAATTACACGAAACCAAATCCACGTTCTTTGTCATGCTACTATAAAGTGTTCCTTTTCGTAATTGAAATCTTCCTAACTCGGTATCATAATTAAATTGTCCTTCTCTTAATCCTCCGCCTACTATCATTTCAAACAGTGGCCCTCTAACGTTGTTCCAATACGTTTTCAATGTTTGAACAGAAGCCTTTAAATCAACAAATACTTTTAGTTTAGCGAATTCTTTCAAAAATATGTCTGGATCGTAATAAGCCATTTGCATATTATCAAAATTTTCAGTTAGTCTTGATAATTCATATCTTTCGAATTCAGTAGTATCTTCTTCATTAATACTTTGATATGCTTTTACAATAAAATATTCTAAAATAGTTTTTATATCGGCGGGTTTTGATGCATAATCTTTTCCTCCAATGTAATTACATTCCAAAATTCCTTGAGTATATTTTGAAAAATCTATTCCATAAAATTTGGAATAAGGAGTGTTTAAAATCATGCTTATATTTTTTTCTATTCCTGACTCATTTACATAATAAGTGATAGGCGCAAGAGTTTTAACAGATAAAGCATAGGGAGAGCCCTTTTGATTTGGAAATCTTTGATAAACAAAATTCTCATCAAATTTTAAAACCATTCTACTTGGTTGCATATTAGAAATGCTTTTAAGTGTATCTAAGTGATGATTATCAAAGGATAAAGATACCTTTAACTGCGTATCCAAAGTAGTCTCACAGTTACTGGAAAGCCATCCAGAGACTTCATTTAATATAGGTATGATTGAATGATAATTCTGAGGAGCAATATGGAAATTATATCGAGCACGGGTTGCGTTATACTCTTTTAAAAGTATAGCATTTGCAAAAGATGGGTCATAATGATTTTCATTTGTAAGAATAACATTTTTTCCTGTTAAGCGTGATAAATCATCTACAATAAAATTTGCATCTTTTGTACAATAAAATTGAAAAATTAATCCAACATCCGAGAAATTCAAAACTTCAAGAATGCTGTAGTGCTTTGCATGTCTCATTTATATGTTTGTTTTATATATTCACGGCAAAAGGAGCCTGAAGCTCCTTCTACTTAAGTAAAAAATTTTAATTTGTTTTTAAAACCACTGTCGGATATGCTGCTATGAAATCTGATTTAACTGAGGGGGTGGGAACAATTCCATTTAAAACTCGTAAATCAACTTCATTTAAATGACTAAATCTTGATATGCCGCCACTAGTTAATGTGGCAAGAGTTGAATCTAAATCAGTCTGATCAAAGAGGCTTGCTTGCATTTCAAGTTTTTCTAATGATACTAAATCAGTGACATCAACCATACCGTTACTTATATTGGGAAGATAATCTATGTATAAATTTTTTAAATTAGACAATCCGCTTAAAATAGGAATTTCTGTAAGTGGTCGATTATTTGTTAACAAAACTCCTATAAGATCTGTAAATAAATTAATATTTTCTACAATCATTAAACTACTCGTGTCTGTAACAATAAAATCAGTTAAATTTCCACCGGACAATTCTGTTATACATTGATTTAAATATGCATTATCGATATTAAAAGCATAATAACACATGGCTTCAGTGGCACTGTTCCACGATGGCATATTACTTACTAATGTAATCGAAGAATTATCATTGTATTTGCTTTCAATAAGATCACAAGCAAGATATTCAATTCCATTTATACATATTGTGGGTAAAATAACCCCGTCATTTTGTATATAAGTTCCAGTTTCTCCATTTAATAAAGTTGTTGTATTTTTTCTTATTCTAACGGCATGGCCCTGTGAAGCATCAATGTATAAAAAACTGTCGGTCATGTAAGCCACTTCATAATTTGCATCAATTTCAGCTACTCTTTCGAAATTAATACCGGCAGCCCAATATATAGCTGAATTCTTTATATTTGCAAATACTCCTGACATTACTTGGCCAGTTCCACGAGCATTAAATCCGAATCCATTAGAAGCATCAGTGTTTGGACCTGTCCAATAATCTGTACCCGATTCTTTCAACGTTAAACCTGCTACGGGAGCGCCACCGCCGCCTAACATCAAAAAGGCCCAATCTATTTCAGTTAATACTCTCCATCCAGATTTTACGAATCCTTTAGGATTTGACAATACATATTGATTATATAATGAACCGTATTGTACATCTACGCCCGGGAATGCTATATTAAGATTAGTGAATTCCGTACCATATGCAGGTAAATTTAAATACACATTCCAATCATTTAAAGAATTTATGTCGGCAATAGGCATATTCACACTATTATCAAAGGTTAATCTGAGAGTAAGATAAGGGGGAGGAGTGGGTGGAATATCAGGGTTTATAAAAACTGTTCCCTCTGGATACCACATAGTTCCTTCTCTTTTCGGAATCATTCCATAAACACCCGCACACCTAAATTGAGTAAGATCCATATTTATGATTTATTCTATATATTCACGACAAAAGGAGCCTAAAAACATAGAGCTCCTTTTGATTGTTGGTGTAGCAAATTGCAGTGATGATTATTTTTTAGATGGAAGCATAAAAATTATGCGGTCATCTTTAAATTCGTCAAATAAAACATTTAGTTTTTCTCCGATAATGAAATTATTTATCATTATTTTATTCTTTTTAAATTCTCTAATTGGTATGAGTCCGTTTATTTCTCCAAGATTTACAATTACTCCAAAATTCATTATTGCCGCTATTGAAGATTCAAGAATTGCATCCTTTGAATTTAAAATAAATGATTGAATCTTATGAAGTTTTTCTTCAGGGCTTTCAGTAGTTGCGATTATACGATTATCCTTTGTAATTTCGGAAATGTAAAATTTAATTTTATCTCCAGCTAAAACTTGTCTTTCATTGAATAAAGCTTTAATTTCAGTACTCATTTTTGAAACATGCAATAATGCTGTAAAAATTTCTCCAAATTCAATAAATATCCCGTATTTAGAACAACCAGTAACGATACCCTCATGTTGTATAGATAAGTCCAATTCTTGAATTTTACTTGGAAGAATATGAGTAAGATATTTTTTATGAGAAACGATAAACGAATTCATCTCTTTTAAAAAGTCTTCAATCATAACAATTATTTCTTTACCAATATATGATTGGAAATCAATAATTTTATTAGGAGCTGCAAGTGAACCTGGCATAAATGCATCAATTCCTTGTACTTCTACGAAGAATCCACCCTTATTAGCTTCTACAATTTTAGCAGTGTAAGCTTTTGACGGATTTTTAATCTCTTCCATAAATTCATCTCTAACAGATTTGAGATGTCCTTGCCATAATGAAATTTTTACTGAAGGAGTCGCTTCTATAATATAGGCATTTAAACCTTTTCCAAGAAATTCTTTTAAAATTTCTTTATTACGGACAACGTTAATAAATTCTATTGGTGATGTGTAACCAAAAATTTGTAAGAATTTCTTCTCTCTTGCTAAATCGACAGTAACTGTAAGGCCACCAACCAATTCAATATCGATGAGATTTCCGTGAATATTGTAAATGTCCGCAATTTTTACAACATCACCTTGAGTTAAATCTTTTCTTACTACTTCAGATTTATGACCAGTAAAAATGTTTAATAATTCTTGAGCATATGGCTCTCTGGAAAAAACTTTATCCTTTTCGGATGTCCTGATTGTTTTGTTTTGCAGCAAGCGGTTTGCACCCGTGTATCCATCTGCATACATGTTCCAATCGAATTCTTCAGCATGTGTTAAGTTCATAGTTATTTTTGTTATTAAGTAAATAAATGATTAATTAAAGTAAATTTGTTTAATTTATAGATTATATATCATACTTGAATTCTCATATTTAGAACAATTTTGCATCAAAAAACCGCTGTAAAAAAATTAAAGATATATAAAACAAAACAAATAATATGGACTTGAAAAATCTTTATTTAACTACACTTATTCCAGAATTTCCATACATTTATGACTATAATAATAAAGTATTTAAACGATATTTAGATGTTATTTATGATGAAACTGGAAGAGTAGTAATAGCTCCTGTAAATACTCCTGGTAGAGTAAAGGCAGGAACAGGCGAATTTGTAAACTTAATTGCCGATAACTTAACTGTTAAAAAGCAATGGACAAATTTATATGAAAATGTCAATACTATAGATCAAGATTACTATAATACATTTATAGGGCCTGATGCTTCTACAAGGGATGCTTCTATAGTAGGTACATTAGAAAATGCGCAATTTCGTTATGTAGATGTATTAAAACCGTATTATAAGTTAGATAATTCATTTGGATATGCATTTAAGAGTACAAAAATGGGACAAGAATTTCAAGTTATTTTTGACCCAAGTAATTCTAATCCATCGTATGCATATCAAATTTTGATAAATCCTCTTTTAGGCTATTATTACTCAACTGCCGTTGCTGACCAAAATTTAGGATGGGCAAAATTTATTGCAGTTGCATACGATGCATCATATGGAACAACTTGGAAAGTAAAAGAATCAGCGTTTGGATTAATACAAACCATAGCATAATAAAATTAAATTACAATAAAACATGGCAACAATAACACCATTTGTTAAAAGAATGCGTACCCAAGGAGGCACGATTTATACATTTTCTTCAGCTCTTGAAGACATTGGATTGAACATTAATGAAAGAAATAATGTTGTGAAAATGTCTCATTACGCGTTATTAAATGTTCCAGCAATTGACGTACCACCAGATAATATTCAACAAAATAGATTTAATGTTCTTGCTATCCCAGGAGCATATGAGTCATTTCTAAATAGCGGAAGTATAAAAGATGGACGAGTTATTATTGCTGAAAGTTTTCAAAATTATGCGTTAAATCTCGAAACAAATTTATTAGCTCAAACAACATATAATCCAGCTTTATCAAATACTGTCACTGAAAGAGTATTTTGGAAATGGCTAAAAGAAACAGGCGCTATTAGATGGAATAAATTTGATACATCAGCAGGAACTTATTGGAAAGAAGAAAATGATACAGATTCATCATCTGGATATAACTCTATTGTAAAATGTATTGGGCAAATAAGCGCCGGGTCCGTAAGAACTAACACGTTTGGGACATATAATGAAACTTACGTTTTAGTACCTACATCATTTGGTCAAACACCCGTATATTTCAAACAATTAATTGATGATAATTATCATCATGGAATGTCTATTTTAAATGGAAATACGAATATTTTAGGTAGAGAAACTTATTTACAACCTCACCCAGACGGTTTAGATTATAAGGCATATTATGATTTAGCAGATTCTAGCACTGCTGTCGGAGCAAATGCAATGAAATATGATAATAGCGTAGGATCTTATACGACTGGTTGGTGGTGGACTGCAGAAGGTCTCCCATTAACAAGTGACAATAATTATTATACTGATACTGATGCTTATCTTTCTTCTGGAATATATAATGTCAAATTAAAATATGACACAGTAGATATTGAATTCTTACGTTCAAAGGTCGATTGCTTGGCAATTGAATATGATATTAATAAGCTTAAATCAATTTTTAAAGATACTGATTCTAATTTCTCATTTGATTCTTTAGCAATTAAATATGCAGAGGATGATCAATTTGATTTTAATGCAGTACTTATTTATTATTCTGTTTATAATAAAGCGTTAGACACAATTTTAGCAACAAATCTTTTAGGCGTTTTATTTTTAGATGCGCCAAGCGGAAATACTTCAGATTACCCTATTTCCGAAATATCCATTCCATCTATTACTAAATTGCAAAGTGGTCCTTCAGGTTTCGGCACATCTTATTCATTTAGACTTAATGTAAAATCTGATTACATGTTGGATGATACAGCAGCTATTATAGTAGATAATGCATCATCATCTCAATTAGTTATTGATGATTTTACTCAAGTATTTGATAGTCTAAGTAAAACACTTGCAATTCTAAACGGGCAAACAGGAACATTATCTTATATAACAGAACAGTATTTAGATATAACTAGCAATCAAACTAATTTAATTAATCAAGTAGCTAGTCTAACAACTGTAGTTAATAATGTAACTAAAGAAATTCAAGGGACTGAAAATGTAATTACTATGTTTTCAGCAGGAAGTGACCCATTAGTAGAATCTTCTATTTATATGAAGGACGGAAATGTGGGGTTTTTTACAAATACTCCGCAATATCCTATTCAAATGGACAAAACACTTAAAACAAAAGAAATTATTATAGAAAACTCTATAAAAGATGCTTCTGGAAATGTGCTACTCGGTTATGGTTCGCCTCTTCAATTAGGAAGTTCGACAAATTTCAGGGAAATAAATTTCTTTACAGGAAATTCAAGTTACGGATTAAAAATAGACACATCGAATAATGTATTTTTCGGAGATATAAAAAATGCTTCAACCGGATACACAGTTTATTATGATCCGACAACAAAAAAATTAACATATGCACTAGCTCCATCAGGTGGTGGAGGACCAGCTGGAATAACTTGGACTGGTGGGCATACAGATAATTATATTGTTACTGCTAATACAGATGGCACAATTTCATCAGAAGCAGGATTAACTTTTTCATCGAATGTTCTTAAACCTGCTGGAAATTATGGAGTTAAACTGCAGATAACTGCAGGAGATTATGCTGCTGCGGGAGCAGGAGGTAATTTAATTTTACAAGCTGGAAGTAATACAGCCGGTGGTGGTGGTGATGTTCATATTGAAGCAGGTCACGGAAATATGGGGGCGGCTTCTTATGGTCAAATTTTTATTGGAATGGCATCTACAAATGCAATTTTCATGGGAGGAATCGTGCCATTTGCATCTAATTACGTCGTTCATTTAAATCCATCCACGGGACAACTTTATTATTCTAAGGATGCTTCTTTAGCTTCAATTATATCCATTGAAGCTAGTATCGGAAACATTAATACACAATCTAATAAAATGAATGTTTCTATAGGACTTATTGAAGTTAGCGTCGGAAATTTAAATACGATTTCCAGATCAATGAATTCTTCTATAGGCATAATGAATGCGTCTTTAGCTAACATAGATTCTTCTATTCAACAATTAGATTCGGCAAAAGCACCTCTTGTTAATCCTCAATTTTCAGGATCATTTGGAACAGATACATGGGTATTCGAACCTTGTACTGGGCATGCGTTAGTCTTAAGATATGGAACAAAGGTAATGTTTAAATTTTACCCAGATGGAAGTATAGGATACAAAACAGGATCATTATGGAATGACCCAACTTTATAAAAAATAACAAAAATATTATATGTCAAACGTAAATTCATTTACAGAAACAGTTGATTTGCTTGCAAATCAAGTGAACATTGCTTTATCAAATGTTATTGCACTTAATAAAAGCATAACAACTCAAGATGATACAGTAACTTTATCAGTAGAACAAATGAATCCTATTACAGGAGACGCATCTACAGTAACGTATTCTTTTCCATCTTACAATAGTATGATTAACAAAGTTAACGCGACAAATCAAACAGTTGATGTTTTTGTAAAAGGTGAGGGCCTTGTTCTTTTAAATGATGGAACTTATCGTCAAATACTAACTCAACCTGTTGCTATTTCTCCAGGAATAATATCGGGTGTTCTTCCTCCTACCAAATTTAAAACTCGTAGTAATTGGTTTTTTGAATCGATGATGTTTCCGCAACTTATTGTCACATTTGATTTAAAAGGAAAAATAGATGATCGTTCAGATAGAGCAGTTGCTAAAAGAGTTATATTTGATAACTTTGATGATAATGAAACCCAATGGTTTTTAGATAACGTATATCCTTTTGATAGAACATATTATGAAACTATTACATATCTTAATGAGAATCATAAGAAATTTTGGGAAGATGAAGATTTAGTAGAGCTTCCTTTATATACTGAACCTTATACTGGATATTTTGTAATAACAAATAAACAAACATTAGCATCAAAAGAGTGGTATTATCTTGATACAATGAATTATGGAGTGACATCAGATTCTCCTACGGTTAAAAATAATCAACTTTCAATTGGAGATACTTTACGTTATGCAAATTCAATATGGAAAATAGATGATATCCAAGTTAATGAAAAACGAATTCATGTAATTCCTTCAGTTGGAGCAGACCATCCTACGATTAACAACACATTTGAAATTTACAATGCTCCTTTTTCTACTAAGTTATTAGATATTCCTGTAGGATATGATGAATGCAATGTTATTTTCTTAAAGGGTGTTAATGATGATTTTAATATCATAGGAGACAATTGGAGTTATGGCATTCCATTTTATTCAAATAATCTTGTGTTAACAAATAGCACAATGAATCTAGATGAATATTATAAAAAATATGTTTCGGATTTTGGAAGACAATTAGAGGGTCAAGCAAAGGAAAAATACATTCCTGCATACTTTGGTGTAACTCCAGATGCTCCTGTTTTCTCGGCTTCTAATTTTGCAGTTAAACAATTGAATACTCAAATGAACGCTGCGCTAGATACTGAATCTATTAAAAATACACAAACTCAAATAGAATCCACAAAAACTATTATTAATAGTTTAAAAAATACCATATCGCAACAAAAAGCACAATTAACCGAACTTACAGATGTTGGCTCAAGGTCAGATTTAAATGCAAAAATAACTGCAAATATTAACGATCTTTCAAAGAAAACTATAGAATACCAATCTTTGGTTAGATCATTAGCTACAGTAGCATATGAAAATTCTGCAGTTACATCTGATGCAATATATAGAATTCGTGGATTTTTTCCAATTCCTAATCCAAAGGGTTCTCCAGCACAGGAAATTATTCAATTTGAATATGCATATAGATATTTAAAACTCGATAATACTGGAGTAGCTTTAAATACTTACATTTATACTGATGCAAGTACTGGACAAGCAGTAAGAGGAACTTATACTGATTGGGAAATAAAATCTACTAAAGTTAAAGAAAAAGTATTTGACGTTTCATCAAACACATATGTTTGGAAAGCAGAAAATATAGGAGATGGTGATGTAAATAACATAAATCAAATAGACATTGCAATATCTAAGGGTGAAAAGGTTGAAATAAAAATTCGTTCTTTAAGTGAAGCCGGTTGGCCAACAAATCCAGTAAAATCTGAATGGTCACCAACAGTAATTATAGATTTTCCTGCAAACATTGAAGGCTCTAATCAAATTTCAAATATTTTGGCAGACGCTGCAGCTGAAGCAACTACACTTAAATTAGATGAAACTATGTCTTCCGCCGGAGTTCCCACTCACTTGGCAGACAGTGTTCCTAACCCAAATTCGGGAACAGGTACATATTTCAAACATCAAGCTGCTAATTTAGCGTTTGACCTTAAATCAAAGAATTCCGCAGGTGTAATTAATAATGTCAAAACAACAGATTTACAATCTCAGATAGATAATATAGCAGCTTATAGTTTTATTACAGTAGCTAAACCCACAGGAGCTGTTAGTACTTATGGGCAAATAACTGGAACACTTCAACAACTTTTACAAGCAATGGTAAATGCAGATCCATCTGTATATGAAAGATTTGTTGCCGACATAATAATTTAAAAAAATTAGAAATGGGTTTTATTAAAAATTTCAATAATACAGTAGTCTTAACTTCTAAAAATCCTGAGGCATTTTTGCAATATACGTATGATGGAGCTCCTGGAGAAGACTTCTGGATAATTCCTAATACGACATATGCTGAATTACCAGCACCAGGAACATTGTATGTTAACGGATTAGATATTAGAAGTTACGATCCTCTTAATCCTACACCAGAATTTTGTGTACATTTAAATGCTACACTAGACCCAGCGTGTTTTCATATTTATAACCCGTTGAATTATAATTTCGACCAAATATTAAGATTTGATATTTATGATGTGTCTGATTTTTCATCATATCAAGAACAAGGAGTAATTAATGTATTAAACAGACCATACATTATAGAAAAAGGAAACATAAACACGTACCCTATAGATGATGCTCTTATAGATGATGAAGCTTCTTATATGTTGATACGTTCTAATCCCAAATTCACTGGAAATATAACTTTGAATGTAGATACTAGCGAAAATATGTATCTTGATACATTTAAAATTTCTGACATATTATCAAATAAGAAATATAGAAAACAACAAGTATCGGCAAATAGCATTCTATCAAGTGATATCAGAAGAACTTTTTCATCACTTCCCTTGGGAGAATTGTATAGAGTAAGTGATGAAAATACTCTTAATATAAGTATTCCCAAAACAAATTTATCAGATCAATATGACACTACATATAATTATGGTGCTAAATTATTAGAAGATGAATTATATGCTGAAGATAATGGCATACTTGCTCCACTTTGGATTAATTCAAAACTTCCAGATTATTTTGCTGCTTTTAGATTAAGTGGTGTTTATAATCCTGAGACGTATACAACCGATTCGTTAAGCAATTTAGTGTTTAAATATTTAGAAGATAGCAATATCATACGAAGCTGGAGTATGAAATCCGAAGCTCCACTTGGAAAATATTTGACAACACATCTTAACGACGTTGTAAAATTACAAGCACCGGTTTTCTTATCATTAACAGACCCAGCTCAAATCGAATCTGACCCAAATACTTGGTATGGCATGGCAGTCGATAAAGGAGTCATGACGGGTCGTTCAGAAACTACATATTTCTTTAATCAAGCCGCCGATAATTTTACAGATTTAAATGCATTTGTATCTCAAGGATTTGAAAGAAATAACTTGTTATGCCCTAATTTAATTAACATGAATTTCATTTTTAGTGATGAAGATGTTAGTTTATATTCAATGAACCGTTACTTCGGACTTTATTTAACCGAAAATATTTTATACAAGATAGCTTATTATGCTGAAAATGAAAGTTCTCCAGTATCTATTTTATCAATGGATGGGAAGGACAGTAGTTTATTTTTAAATTCAGAAATTTTTAATGTTGACGGAACGATAGCAGATGAATTCAAAACAAGACTATTCGTTGTTAATGATGATGTTCAATTAAAACGTTTTACGAATAATGCCCAGGTTGATGGGACTACATTTAATGAATATGTAAATAAGCCTAATCAAAATATTTTTAGTTCACCAGTTATAAAAAATAATGGTAATCCATTTATAAGTTTTACCCTTAATACCGCATTAGAACAGGGAGAACACCTAAGAATTATCAATAAAACATCAAACACAATATGGGAAGTTTATGGCATAGATGCTAGTAGTTATAAATGTGTTCCAAATTGTTCTGTAACGGATTCATCAAACGGAAGACCCATAGTTTACAGAACATTCTTTAATGTAAATGGTGACATACAATTCCAATTAAGGGAAATTGAAAAGGCATTCGAAAGATTCACGAAATATGAAACAAGCCAATTTTATGTCGGAATTCGAGGAAATGATTGGTTATCTTTGATTTTAAATGAAAACGCTAATTTTGATGATAGATGGGTATTTCAACGAATCACTGCATCTACGTTAAATGATCTAAATGACAGTTTATCAGGCTTTAATAATGCAGCTTTAGCAAGTGACATAACATTCTTTGGCAGATTTACACCTATCCTATCAGATTTATTAACTATCGAATATGATTCAACTTATGGGCCAATAGATTTTGAATTTTTTGGAAACCGTCAAAGTATTTCAGTTTCATTCTTAAATAGAGGATTGAATAATTTTTATAGCGTGGCAGCTATAAACAATATTCTTGATAAATTTGAAACACCTACATTATATCAAAATCTTGCTGGCTGGTATAAAAGTATTGTTAATTTCAAAGTAGGAGTTAACACATATCAGTATGTTCAAGACCCATTTAGTTTAGAAGATAATGTATTAATAATGACATCTGATGAAATTTTATTACTACGTGATTTGTTTAATGCTTATAACATATATCCTGTAAACATTTCATTAATGGGAATAAATCAAGTAAAAGATATTGATTTTACTGTTAATGATCCGGTATTGGGAGTAACTAATGAGTATAGTTATAGTAGGCAAAATGATATAAGTACATATAGTATGTTTGTAGGTGCAGATTCATCTGTGGCTATGACAGTTAAAGGCTCATTTGTCATTAGTCAAGGAGATGGAATAGCATATCAAAAGGATTATTATACAGGATATTCGGCAGGTTCTTTAATGAATACCTTTGATGCTAGTTTAATTTTGGCCGCCACTACACCGACATTTATAACTTACGCTGTATTAGATGGTTCATATAATTATGATGTATCTAACGGTAACTCTGATGTATCTCTCGGTAATTACTATGATTCGAGTTCACTTCTAAAACACGGTTTAATAGTTCCTTTAATCTCTAAATGGGTAGGTCTTGGAAATGACGCCAGGAACAATCCATTAAGATTATTCGTAAATGGAAGCACCAATTTTATTCCTACAACAACTGCGTATAATCAAGAAATTTCATATCCTTCATTTAAGTATTTATCTCCGGGCGGAAGATCATGGGAAGATTATATATTTTATGATGTAAATGATGTAATCGAAGATGGTTCTACATATTCAACTATAAAAGAAGCTATGTTGGCTAATCCATACAATGATTATTTCTCAAAATTAATATACACAAATTACAACATAGAATCTACTAAATCTAGATCATCAATTTGTTATTACAACGCATATAAAAATAGTATTGATGTTATTTTACTTGGATTAAGTCTTTCAATTAGAGTTGAAAGTATAGCATCTACTGGAATTGACATTAAAAATTATAATAGATTTAAATTTTCATTTATATCGACTCCTTCAAAAAATAAAAATTCAAATAGACCGATAGATTTTATCGTTAACGAAAATACAAAAACTATTCTAATGGTTTGGTATCAAGGCAATGATGAGCTCAATTATTCTATGAGGTATTCGTCATTTTTACCAGGCAAGGGTTTATTAGACGGAGACGATTATGGATTTATTACAGGAAAGGGTACCCCTCCAGAATATTCATTTGTGAAGACGCCCTTTATTGTCAATAACTCTACTATTCAAAAGACTTTAGAGTCTGTATATGGAATGCCTTCATCATACTTCACAAGTATGACAAGACCTTATGCTCAATTCAATAACAATCTTAATTTATTTAAATCTACATTTCATGCTTTTGGCGAAAACACTATTATCGGAGATGTTTTTTTGCTTGATAATACAAGATCTTTTGAGACATTTGCACAATACATTGATTATGAATATAAGCAAAACGCGAATACATTCGGAGATTATGTCGTAAATTCGGGATATAAATACAATGAAAATACTAACATGTATGTTAATAACACTACAAATTATAATACATTACAATACTTGCTTCAAACATCAAGATCATATATAATGTATTATATTTTAAGAGGTGATGAAATAATTACAAGTTTAAGCTTTGGCAGTGTAGTTAACCCGCTTTCTGTATCAATTAATCAGCCAAGAACATACGCAAGTATGACAACATATAATGGTTGGTTTAAGCCAAAATTTAACAATATTTTAGAATTTAAATCGAATGAAAACGCAGCTTTAATCAATACTGTAGAAAAGGATTTTACATTTAGCAATACAAATTTAAGAGCATATAATAATATTCCGCAACTTTGGTATAATAAAGTAGTTACTACTGTATCAGGTACTGATGTATCAGCCGGAAACGCTATATCGTTTGTTCCGAATTACAATGTATTTAAATCACAATGGGATGCTAATTATTACACAAAGGATAATTTGTTAGTAAATGGCTATGAAAGTGCTAATGAATTATCATCTTTCTTTGGTTCTAAACTTCCTAAATTACCAAATGATATTACATTAGAAAAATGGGACATAACTACAGCATCATATACATCAACCAACTCGAATATACTAATATCACTTAATATATCAAGAGCAATATTATCATTGTTTAAAACTAACTCTATGTTTATATCAAATTGGGCAAGTTTCAATAATTCAAATATCGCCATTTCTAATTACATAAAAACTACGATACTGGGATATTATAATATTAGCCAACCAAAAATTGTTTTGAAGTATTATATCAAGCCGTTTGATGGCACTTTATTACATTTAGTTAATGATAGTGATTTTGCTCTTAGTAAACAAAATTTTAATGGTCAGTTATCTTATGTTAATAATGAATATTTGTATAACATAGATATCCCAAAATCTGGAAATTTTTCATATTTTGCATCATTAACTTTAACAGAAAAATAATAACACATGAAATATCAATACTCAGCAGGATTAATAGGATATGGTGCTAAGGGTGCTAGTGGATCTGACGGCTTTCAAGGAATGTCTATGTATTTTACAGATTTTGATGCAATATTTAATATGGCTAATATAGAAAATGCTATAGAAAATAATTACGTCTTATGGAGTAGTGCTCCTCCTCAAACATCATTACCTTTAGGCAAAACTTATGTAACAGGTGATTTATTAGTAGACGCCAAAGGAGACATTTTTACTATAGATGCTGAGACATTTACATTTTCACCCACTGTTGGCAAATTCTCAAAGGTAGATTTCTTTGAATGGCTTACTGATACTCCAGATGGTTTCGGAAGATATTATAACATCAATAATCCAAGTGAGGGATATTTAATCGATAATGTAAGAATGTTAACTCCTAATGATTATGTAACAGGCAAAACTATTTATGGAGTGCCTTTAAAGGAATTTACGAGAATAGAATATTGTGACATATCTGAAAATTCTAAAAACGCCTTTTCATTATACTCTACAGCGGAGAATAAATTTGTAGATGATAATCAATCATTAGCAATAGTATATGATGTTAATACTGAATCATTTAGAATTGGCAATGTAGATTTTCTAGACACTATACGTAACACTAGTTTGACATTAGATGCATCATTAGTGATTCATAATAGACCTCATAATTTTGGACTAAATACACCAGATGGAAATATCTTGACAAATCGAGAAATTAACCCTATTACTCTATTCAATGATCCATCTTTTAATGCCAAGCCTTTAAGTTTTTATAGTTCATCTTCATTAGCTCATAAAATTAATGTATATTGGACATTGGCTGATTTTGCATCTGGGTCGGGAGTATCAGGTGATTTATATTTTTCAAAAGACTCATCTACTGTAAAAGTTTATAATTTATTAGATGTTTCAGAAGGATCGTCAATAATACTACATAATGTAGAACCGACAGGATATGTTACATTTGATGGCCTTAAAATAGGGCAACGATACAACTATCACATGATGGTTAAACAAGACGGATGGGAGCGTTCATCAGATATTTCAACTCGAATATCATTATAAAATGCGTAAATATATAAATAAAGAAGATTCATGAATGATAAATTAAAATATGCACCAGGAAAGCCCGGCTTTGGATCAAAAGGCGTTAAGGGTATCGATGGACTTCAAGGCTTATCAATGTACTTTACAAATTTTGAAGGCATTGACCCAATTAATGACCCAAGAATTGTTGATAGAATAATTAATAATACTGATTTATGGATATTAGGGAATTTGCCTCTACCAGATGGAAGACTTTATGTTACGGGCGATTTGTTCATAGATGCTGAAGGCAAAGTATATGAAATAAATTCAGAAACTGATACTTATGAATACAAGTATGCTAACATAAATCTCGGAGGATTTTTTGTTCCACTTGGTGCTTCATCAAGTGAAGGATATGCTCGTTATTTCAATAGTAATATAGGGCAAAAATACATTATAGATAATGTTCACACTGCTTCAGGATCTGTTGATTATACAAGTTCCCCGGATGATATCTATGGAATACCTCCTATTAATTTTACTAGAATCGAATTTACCAACATCAAACAAGTCGGTGATATAAATGCATTTACTACATATACAATTGGTAGTACAAATTACAAAGACGCATTAGCAATTGTATATGAAGAAGCTAGCTCAAATTTTAGAATTGGAAATGTTGATAATCTTGGAGTAATAAGAGACACAAATTTAATATTTGACGTTTCATCTATGATTATAACTAAACAATATGGGATTAACACATTTACTCCTAATACTCCTGATGGAGCAATTTTAACAAATCATGAAATAAATGCCAATTCATTATTTGATTCAAATTTTGAAGGAGCGCCGCCATCATTTAATGGAGTGACAAATATGAATGATTGTGAAATATCTTGGAATCTTTCTGATTTTACAAATGATTCAAGTGTACAAGGTGAATTACATTTTTATGAAAAAGTACTTGCTTTTAATGGAAATACTTATCGTTTAGATGCTTCAATTGTTAAACCACTGGTATTTTCAAATGTCGAACCTGTGGGAACAATATCTATTAATGGATTATGTAATACTGATCAACATCCATATGAATTTTATATGAAGCTATTTAAAAATGGCTGGAGTAGAAATTCGGAATATGGCACAATATTTTCGGGCACTCTGTCTGTCGAACCTGTGTATGCACCTATGTCAAGAGATGCTTGTGTTGGGCCTGGATTCGGTTTCGATGTTAATTCTAATATACTTTGGTACCCACCTACTTTAATAACTAACCCAGATTCAGCTATGAGCATCATTTCATATACTACAGGATTAGGTATTTCAGGATGTGACGGTTCAATTTTTGTTGGGGCTGAAGAAAATACAGGCAGACCAAGACTTGGAGTAATGAGAATTTATCCCTATGCTGGACATTATTTAGATGTTTCAATAATCCAACAAGGAGATATAACTGATGTTACTGCAGGAGCATTTCTTATTACAAATACAATCACATCTGATGGTACAAGTTATAAAAAACAAATTGTCGTATATGATATAAGTTTATATAATCTTCCGTTAACAACTACGGTTGATGTTATTACTTCAATAGATTTTAACGCTGCAAATTTTCAAGTTCCTGGAGGTTCTGTAGAGAATCCATACGTATCATTAGTAATACGAACAAAAACAGGCACTTTATTATCAACATCTGCTTGGACATCAGAATCTAATGAATTAAATCCGGGCGCAATATTAAGTACTAAACATAAATATGCTCAATCAATATCAACGCCATATAGTAGTTTTCCACTACGTTTTACTTTAGAAAGTAATGTAGATTGGGTAACATCACCTATTCCAGGAGGACAAGGACAAGCAGATATTAAAGCTACAATTAATGTAAATTATAATTCTGGACCACAGATCTATGTAATAGGAGCACCTTTAATTACAGAAGTAGATGTGGAATTTTATCCTAATCCTGCTTAACTAAAATAAAAATATCATGATAACATTAAAAAATGTAGTAACTGTTTCAAACGCGCAAAAAGTATGGGCTTTTGTAAAAACACAGCTTTTTCTAGCAATAGTAGTAATTGGCTTAATTATTTATATGCTTATTCAACATTCAAGAATAAATGAATTTCAACGTAAAGAAGCTATAAGCAACCAAAATCAAATTGCTCTTACAGACTCTCTTAAAAATGAGAGATTAAAAAGTGGAGCTTTACAAACTTCTATAGCAGGATATGTATCAACAGAAAAAGATTTAAAAAATCTTAATAAAGACTTGTATGCAAAAGTAAAAGAGCAATCTGGAAAAGTTATTTCATTAAATAATGCCGTGATTCAATTAATACAAGACACTAATACTCTTCGTAAATATCTTGTAGAAAAAGATAAAATAATAGGTGAACTAGTTAAAGTAGATTCAAATACATTTGTTGCTGAATGGACATTGCCATTCAAGTATGATTTAACAAATTTTGATATTTTTACAGGAAAGACAACTATAAAAATTCTTAAAAAGAATCCTCTTATTCTTAAACACGTAGATACAGAACTTACTAAAAGAGTTACTCAAATAGATATCACATGGGGACAAAAAGTAGAAAAAGATAAATTAAGAATATTCATACAAAGTAAATATCCCGGATTTACAGTTGAACAATTATCTGGAGTTCTTATTGACCCGAGCTCTAATCCATTTTTCAAAGATTTAATGAAAAAGAAACATTGGTTCCAGGGCTTTAGTATAGGCTTGGGTACTGCTGCAGGATTTAATGTAACTAAAGGAGGATACGGACTTGTAATAGGGCCTGTTTTATCATGGAACATTTATAGTTTCTAAAAAATAAATTTATATAATGGCTAATAATATTTCAAAATACGTCGCGTTATCAGAATTTTTACTCTTGGAATATGAGTTTAATAGAGATGGTGTGGAAACTGCGTTAACTCTGCCAATGGTTGTAGGAGATGCTAGTTTTAATACTACATATTTTCATGAGGGTTCAACGGCGTTAAGCACTACACATAATGTACTACCTCTTAATTCAATACAAGCTGATGTTAATAGAGCCACGTGGTTTTTTGACCCAGTAAGTTATGAATCGACATACCCATTATTTTGGGAAGCATCCACAGCTCTTACTACTACATCATATCCTCTTGATAAAATAAAAGTACATATAGTTTCTGGTTATAATTTTAGTGACGTCGGTGGATTTTTGTTACAATTTCAAGCAGAAACTTCTACAGGTAAATTAATTGATTTAGCTAATTTTACGTATGCAAAACAACCTCAAATAGTTGATGGAAATGTTATCAAGTTTGCATCAAATACATTGTTTCTTGGAAATAAATTCTATGATAAATATTTAGAGTTATCTATTCCATCAGTTCAAGCGTTGGGAAACAAATCATTAAGCAAAGATATTGAAACTGTTCTTAGCATTAAAAATTTAAGTGATGTTCACATTACATATAGCACAATATATGATATTGTAGAAAATTACTACATTCTTAGTGAAAACACAAGTTTGCAGCTTCCAGTTCAAAGTAACGCAGATAACTTCAATGCATATATTGCTGAATCTACTGCAGGTGATTACATTGAATTTTATGCTACTTGGAATAATTTGATTATTGGAAATTATATGGGAGATATAGAATCTGGAAGAATTCCACTTTATACTTCTAATAATCCTAATGATAATTTTCAAGAATTTACAGATACTTATGGAACAGGTGCAAACAAATGGGTTGTTATTCATGAAATTTCTGTATATGAACAAATACCGGGCGCTTCTATTCTTACTCAAAAATATGCATTTACTCAGGATGAAAATTTTTCAAATCCTAATTTTTTACGCCCAATTTTAATCAATTCTGATATAGCTGCTTCATATTCTATTCAATATGTATGCAGACTAAATAATAGAATGGATGGAACTCAAATTATTAGAAAGGCATCATTTTCATCTACTGATCCTAAAAAATATGGATTAAAGTTTTCAAGAATTAACGTAGAAAATATCATTCCTTATAAAGTATTTAACAAACTTGATGCCGAAAAACCAAATATTTTAACTGGTAGTGGTTTGGAAAAAATAAAATATGTAAAAGTGTTTTATGATACAGTTACAGTTGTTATGAATGCTTTTAATGAAGTTTTTCCTAATGGAGCTGGCCCATTATTTTTAAAAGCGACTGATTCTATATATAAATTTAAATTTGAAAGAGTTAGTACAAATGGTGATAAAGTTAATGTTGATTTATCAGGTGCTTTTAATTATGCGTTGTCATTTATTCTTGATGATAATTCTAAAATTGAAGTAGGCCCAACATATTCAACTAATATGAATACCACTATTGGTGAAATTGAATTTAAACTTACAGAGAATCAATTATCAACATTAAAAATACAAGCAAATAACGTATATTCTATTATAGTAAAAAATCCTAATGGAAGTGAATATACATTCTATCAAGGAACATATTATGACATGACAAACTTACAAGCAGTTATTTCTAATTATAGTACTATGTTTACAGCTACGGATTTACAAGCTAAAATAGCTGAATTACAGGCACAAGTCAATTCATTAAATGCTGCGGTTGCTTCATCTTCTATTGAATAATATAAATAATTAACAATGAGTATTTTAAATGCAAAATTAAATCAATTCACAATTTATTTTCCGCAGGATTTTTTCTATCCTGAAATAAGAGAGCGTTGGACACCTGTAGTTAAAAGATTAAAACTTCAATATTTATCCCTTGAAGATTATTTTAATGCAACTGTTCAATCTCTTACATTTCCTGAAGTCGTGCTTACTCCTGTTAATCAACCTCAGACAATGTTTAATATAAAATATCGTGGAGGAAAAGAACTTGAGCCAATGCTTGACAAAAATATTACAATTACATTTAAATTAACTGAAGGGTTTATAACGTATTGGATGCTATTTGACCAAATAGAATTATTTCAACAATATGGTATTAAACAACCATTTTGGCCATCAATGTATGTAAGTTTTCTTGATCATCATGGATTCGAATTAATGACATTTGAATTTCAGAAAATAGTTCCTACTTTATTATCACAGTTACCAATTAGTTACTCTACAGTTGCTGCTGAATTCAATACATTTTCTTTAAATTTATTATATAATAGATATAAAATTTCGCGTAGATTAACTAATTAAAATATACATTATAAGAAAGCATAAGTGAATATATATAGAAAAATAAAATGTTTAAGAATTAAAATAACTTGAATTTATGAATCAATTTATTCCACCTCCAGTAATTTACAATGATTCAGACCCAGCAAAAATGGTAGCTGATTTAGTGTTAAATTTAAGTAATCAATTGGCAAATTATTTTCCGGCAATTGATCCGACAGTAACTCCAAAAGCTGAATATTTGGATGGTACTTGTAGTATAGCAATTGTACAAGCATCCACTAATAAAACAGCTTCCGTTAATCAGATTAGAGGTGTATTTTTAGATCCATCTATTAAAATAGCTTCGGGAAATATCCCATCTATTGCTGCAGGTGTAAGATCTCTTGTAACTGTAGATTTAGGTTCTTTGCATAATAAAACAAATGCTTTAATAGGGTTTTTTAGTTCAACTGCTATGGATTCAAGCATATCACTAATATCAAGAATCTTTATTGGAAGAAATAATGATTTGCCAGCACTTCAAGATGGTTTAACAATAGCCGGACAATATAATTTTTGTATTAACACATTAATTCAATTGCCAAATAATTCATTTGTTGTGCCAACAAATATGTTAAGAGTTACTTCAAATTATTTAAAAACTGCTAGAGAATGGTGGATAAGTTCTGGAAATGCTGAGCAATATAACACAAATTCTTATTTAGTAAGAGGCATATCTTCATATGAAAATATTGGAGCAGGAGTATTGGTTGGATGGTATGGAGCATTAAATACAGGATTCTTAGGATTAGATAAAAAGGTTCAGTGTGAATCAGCATGGTTAACACAACTAGATAGTTCTACTATTCTAAATATAGCGCTTAAAAATGTGGACTCTACTCCTAATGCTTCGTTAGGTTTTAAAGTAGCTATTTATGAATAATATTTTAATTTTAATTCCTGATGAGTTAAAAAAACCTATGGGTGGAATGGGCGAACAAGCAAGAAATATGCTTGACGTCTTTCCACCTAATTATGTTTTTAACGTAATCGGTTCCGCAAATTCAGAAGAATTTAGAAATCGAAATTATCATTATTATCCTGTAATGAAAATGAACACCTTGGATGGAAATCCTGAGCCATTTTCATTAACTTATTTAAATCAATCATTATTTATTGAAAAAGCATTGTCATTATCTGATAAACCCGATATTGTTCATGCGTTTGATTGGAGTGCATTTTGGGCTGGTAGAATAATCGCTCAACACTATAACATTCCTTTAGTAGTTACGATGCAATTATCAATTGAAAAACAAATAGAACATCCGCATTATTTACAAGTTTTATCATATCAGATGGCATGCGCTATTGAAATTAGCGGGTTAATTGAAGCTAACGCAATAATTCAAGTTTCAGAAAGTTACGCAAAATTATTTCCATTTATTTTATTACCAAAAACTACTATAATTCATAATGGAATTAACTCTAATGAATGGGTAAGCAAAACAAAAGTTAAGTTGCCAGGAGATAATCCAATCAAACTTGTATATATAGGAAGATATGCTGAAATGAAAAACATACAAACTCTTATTCAGTGTAAAATTCCAAATGAAATTGATCTAATTTTCATAGGAACTACAAGCGGGGGAAATAGTGAATTATTTGATGCAATGGTAGATTTTTGCAACAAAACAGAAAATGCTTATTTTGTTGGTGCTAAATATGGTCAGGAAAAAATTGACTGGTTGATGACAGCAGATGCTATAATAATTCCTTCAATACATGAGCCCTTTGGCATTGTGGCATTAGAAGCATTGGCTAGTAAATCAATTTTATTGTCATCGTTTGTTAATGGAATGGGAGATTTTTTAACTGAAGATTATGCAATTAATTGTGGAACTACAGTAAATAGCATTGAATTAGCTTTCCAAAAATTGATTAATCTTTCACAAGAAGATAAACAAAAATATATAGATGCTGGTATTAAAATTTGTGACAATCATACTTGGAGTTGTCAAGCTGAAAAATTATCTAAAGTATACGATTCAGTACTAAAAAGATAGATATATAAAACAAACACTATAATGACAGACTTTCCTACATATTATGATTTGAAATATGCAAATACTTCAAAAATATTTGAATCAGAACAAATAAAAGATCTCACTCCTGACCAAATTATAGAGGCAGAACATGTTTATAATGTATTAGTTGAAAAACTTCAAAAGGGTGAGCAGATTGACGAGGGTCTATTTGGAGCACTAGTCGGGGGCACGGTTGGTGCACTTGTAGGTCCTGCCATAGGAAATGCTATCTGTAATGTACTGGGAATTAATAAAGATGGTCCACTTGGTAAATTACTTACGAGTCGCCTCGTATCAACAGCAATGGGAGTTGCATTAGGAAAATAATTTTTAAACTTTATTGGATGACTATAATTGGCTTTGATTTTTCAATCAATAAACCCGCGGCTGCGATTTACACCACAGATTTCCCATTTTTACCTACTTGGCAATTTTTTGGATGGCCCTATGGTATGAAACTAAAAATGTTTGATTTATATAACAACTCTGGTGTAACTTTATTTAATCGAGAAGATGATAAGGAAAAAGGAACTGATGTTTCTGATCTTATGCGATATGGAGTTAAAAATGCACAATATTTATCGGAATTGATTCAGGAGTCACTGAAAATTTACCTTAATAGTAATCCTTATATAGTGTTTGAAGGTCTCTCTTATGCCTCCTCAGGAGCTCACGTGATTCAATTAGGAGCCTATAAGTATATGTTAATGCATTACTTATCAAAATTTGTTTCTTTAGATAGAATGTTTACATATTCTCCTATAACGATAAAGAGCGTGGCCGGATGTGCAAAAAAGGGAATGGGAAAACCAGAGATGATTCAATCATTTATTGTTAATGGGCCAGAATGTGAATTCAGAGAATCACTCATAAATTCGCCATCTGAATTTCAAAGTGGAAAAAAGAATAATTGGATAATGGGGATAGATGATTTTGTAGACGCTTTTTGGGTCATAGAAACATTTATAGCTAAAGAAAATAATCAATTAAATATACTATGAATCATCTAAAAATCTATAATACTATTATTCAAAAAGCTAAATCTGAAAATAGAATTAAATTACATAAAAATCATGATGATTTTATATATTATGAAAATCATCATATACTTCCAAAATGTATAGGAGGAGATAATAATAAAGAAAATTTAGTTTTATTAGTTCCTAAAGAACATTTCATGTGCCATAAATTATTGACGTATATTTATTATGAAAATATTAAATTAGTTTATGCCTTTCATTGGATGTGTTATACAAAAAATTCAAATCATGATCGTACATATACAGTCACTGCTCGAGATTATGCGTATTTAAGAGAATTATATGTTTTAAGAGCAGTTTCAGATGAAACTAAAATAAAAATAGGAAATGCTCACCGTGGAAAGCATTTAACTGAAGATCACAAGAAAAAATTAAGTCGAATTAAAAGTGTTGAAGAAATACAAAAAATTATACAAACACGAAAAGACAGAGAGTGTGGAAAAGGAGAAAAAAATTCGATGTATGGGAAGGGTTATTTAATATCCGGAGATAAAAACGGAAGATATCATAAAAAGCATTCTGAAGAATCTATATTTAAAATGCAGATAAGCGCCAAAAATAGAGATAAAATTAATTATCAAACTGAAGAATATAGAAATAAACAAAGTAAAAATTCATCAGGGAAGAACAATGGTATGTTTAATAAGTGTGCATATGATATATGGGTTGAAAAATATGGAAAAATAGAAGCTGATAAAAGAAATAATATAAAAAAACAAAAATTACGTAAAGCTAAAAAACCGGCCAAAACTGAACAAGCAAAAGAAAATATGCGAATAGGCGCTTTAAACAGGCAAAAGTATGAATGTGAACATTGTGGAAAGACTTTTGATGCAGGAAATCTTAAACAACACCAAATGCGAATAAAAACCTTACAAATCAAAGAGAAACTTGAACAGTGCCCGCGAGACGGAATCGAAATGAATGCATATTTAGACAAATAAACAGACAATAAATCAAAAATAGCCACTCACGAAAGATATAACATTTCCTTGAGCCTTAGATACTAATTATATGGAACACCTCAAAAAAGTTTCACACAAAAATGTTAAAGTTTTGTTAAATATTAATTAAAGTTTTGTTAAAATAAATTAAAAATTATACTTAAAATGAAGAATATTAATAATGAAGTTTTCCTGAATAAAATCAGTCAAAGAATTAACAATGGCGAATTCGATAGTATGTTTGTAGTACCCTTTATGACTCGTAATTTACTTATTTCAAGCATCAAGAATCATTTAAATGAAAGAGAATTAGATGGAAGAGTAAGAGTTTTGACAGATAAAGAAATATCTGACTGTATTAAAGAAACTAAAGAAATTGCTACTGAAATATTAAAAGCATATATCGCGAATAAATTTATGGAAATTACAGAAGATGGTTTGGTTTATACTGAACTTGGATTGCAAGCTGTAAAATATTCAAAATCTCAGTAAAATATTGTGCATATTTATTTTTTCTTTCAAAAACTTTAGTTATATTTGCACATATACACTAAAAATCAATTTACATGATAACAATTTTAATACCGGGCGGGTTCAAACCCTTGCATATGGGTCACTTAGACATGATTAATAAATATGTCAGTAATCCTGATGTGGAAAAAGTTATTCTTCTTGTGGGACCAAGTGTTCGTGATGGCCTTGATCAATCACAAGCAATTCAAATTATTGAGCTCGTATTAAAGGGTTATCCAAAGGTTATTGTGAAAGCAGTAAACGAAATATCTCCTGTGTTGGCTGCTTATCATTTCATAGATAAAGCCGAAAAGGGTACATATGCAATGGGTTGCTCTAAAAAAGGAGAAGATTACAAAAGAGTTAATAAATTTGTCAACGATTATGCATCTAAAAAATACCCTCTTCCTGAAGGTGTTAATGTTATAGAATTTCCTGTAGATGTAAAGCCGGCTATTTACATAGATAGAACGGATGGAAATAATGGGAAACCTATTTCAGCTTCAATACTTCGTCAAGATGTTCTTAATAATGATTATGAAAATTTTTATACAAATTATGCAACAGAACAACTAACATTTAATGATGAAGAAGTTATAGGAGCATTATTTAATCTTTTAACATCATGTGTAACTACTTTCGATAAAGAAATTCAAAACTAAAATAATGAGTGGAAAAGCAATTTCAAATAGCCGAAGGCTAACAAAGACTGAACTAATAGGCACATTTGGTTTTATATCAGATATTCTTATAAATAAATTATATTTGGATAAAAGATCTTTTATCCCTGCTGGTTCTTATTGTAAGAAAGCAGAAGGAGAAATGTATGGTGATCTTGATATTCTTATTGAAAGCTCTTATATTACGGTGGGTACAATTGATTTTATATTTACTGAATTGGGGTATAAGACTTATAAAATGTCAGGCTTTGATCAAATTTCAATAGAAATCCCGATATGCGGTGATTCAACATTAGGATTTGCCCAAGTAGATTTAATGCTTACTAATAATCTAAAATGGTCTGAGTTTGCATATTATTCTCCGGCTGCTGGTGAATCTAAATACAAAGCAATGTATCTTGGTTCATTAATTATGGCTATTGTTTCTGAATCTTATAAAAAACTTATTAAAGATTCTTCGGGAATTTTACAATCTTATTCAATGCTAGCCTATCGTTTAAATGAAGGAATTGTTAAAGTTACAAAATCTCATATAGGAAAAAAGGGCTATATAAAAACTGCAAAAATAATTGATGAAGAATTTTTAACTGATGACCCAGCAGAAGTGATGATATTATGTTTCGGCAATAAAACACGAGTTAAATCTTTTGAAGAAGTTTGGACTCTTATTAATGACCCTGATTTTATTCATAAAGAAAAACTTCCTGAAATTCTTAGTAAATATAAATACTATTTGACAAATGCTCATGTAGAATTTCCAAAAGAACTTGAAGAACGAAAAATCAATACACATATAAAACATATAGAAGAACTTCTTTTCGAAGAAGGTGGAATTGAATTAATGGAAACTGTCTTAACAGGATTATATATTATAACACTTGATCAACCAAGCGATCTTAAATTATCTGTTAAAATAGATGGCTCTCCCGCAATGTTTGGATGGTCAAAATTTGATGGTCTTCCAGATTATGGTGTATCAACTAAAGTAGTTTTCAATAAAACTCCTATTACATGTCACACGGATTTAGAAATTGATCTTATATTTGGCAATCGTCCAAATCTGGCGCATTCATTAAAACTTTTTTTAAAATATATAGAATTCATTCATATTCCTGTCGGGGAAATGTGGCAGGGGGACTTTTTATTTGATGATAATAGTTTGCAAATAGCTTCACCTGATTCATATTCATTTAGGCCCAATACTATAAAATATTTTGCAAAAAAAGAATTAATTGGCGAATCTGATTTTGGAATAATGTGGCACACTCGCTATACAGGAAGCATTATAAATCCAAGAGCTCATTATGATGTAGATATTTCTAAATTATGTAAAATTCATGGGCTTTATATGGCTGACCCATATCTTAAAAATGTTAAAGATTATGGAAATTTTTCAATTCAAAATGACATAACGAATATTAGAGTTAAACTTGAAGAGTTAAAAAGTATACATTATGAAGCGCTTATGGGTTATAAAACTTTTAATGTGTTATTCCAAAAGTATCATAATCAAGTAATTAAAAAGGGCGAAGTTCTTGATAATGATTTTCAATCAAAATTTTTAATGTTTGTAAGAACTGAAAAAGGAGATAATGTCGCGCTTAAAGTAATGGAGATAATTGCTGCTAATACGAAAGCAATTTCATTAATAATTCAAATAATTTTTTATCTAACTGAATTTAAAAATTATCTTTCCTTTAAGCTTAATAAACACGCTCCTTATCAATCCTTTGTTGAACTTAAAACGGGAGAGCTCCAAAGTATTAATCAAGAAGGATTTGCGATTTCTACTCCAAATGGAGATATTGTAAAATTTGTTGATAGAGGAGCGTTTTCCTTTCTTAATTTTTCAAATGATGTAATAAAAGGGTGGGAACATGAATAAATAAAACAAACAAACATTATGGCAAGCACGATATCGAAAAAAAGATTATCAGATTTAGTATGTGTCTTAGGTCTGGATTGTTCAAAGTATCAAAAGGATATTAATTGGGCTAAAGCAAAAGCGGCAGGAATTGATTTTGCCTTTATTAAAATTACTGAAGGGACGACTGGACACGAGGATAATATTTATAATGTAAAAGCTAGAGCTCAATCTGCACAGCAAAATGGTGTAAAAATTGGATACTATCATTTTGCAAGACCAGGAAATGTAGCAGAACCTGAAGCTGATGCAAAAGAAGAAATTGAAAATGTAATGAGTCATATAAATTCTTTGCCTAAAGCAAATTTACCACTAGTTCTTGACCTTGAAGCATATTCAACGCAAATGTTATGGGATAAGAAAATTGATCATATGAATAGATTTGTATCAACCTTTATTGCCGGAAT